GTTAAATATCGCATATCGCAATACGGAATAAATAAAAAACCCTATACATTTAGTTATATGGTTTTTTGTGTTCATTATTTTAATAGTTTCATGTAACATGAACAATACTAAATATCAAAACCTAAACCGCTCAACATTAAATCTACTTTCTCATCTATAACGTCTTGTAGTACTATGCAATATTCGTACATTTCATGCTTTTCAAATACTTTTAAAGTGGCTTTGCAGTCGTTAATTATTCCTTGTCTAGCCCATTCTTTAAAGTGTTCCATATCCGCAAACCCTTTAACGAAATTACTAGGTATCATCATTTCCTCATATGCCTCATCTATCTTTTTCATACTCCTAATATTTTAGCATAGTGGTTAGTCCAATAAATTCTTTCGCTTAATCCATGACTACCACCGTTAATTCTTTTAGTTAATTGCGTTATACTTGATACAGTTCTGCTATTAGATAACCCCCATAATCTATTTTTATCAAAGAACCATTTAGCAGCAGTCCAATAGTATTTAGTAGCTACTATTTCGGGTGTAATAACAATCATACTATCATTAACGCTTTTAGAAAACGCTAAGTAGTTACTATATCCGGTTAATTGGATTGCGCCTCTTCCAATATACTTCCATCCATCATCTTTGTATTTATTACCTAATTGGTAACCAGTAGAACGGTATTTATCCCAATACACTTTATTTGCTATCGTTTCCTGATTTGCTTTATGCAACCATGTTCTACCATCTACCAAAGCTTCTAAAGGTCTTGATTTGTAGTAACCAAATATTTTAGGTAATGCGGTTGCAGAATAGTTAAGACTTTCGGTATCGTATTTAAACCCTCCAGACTCCACGTGTAACTGACCTAAGAAATTAGCAAGTTGAACACCTCTAATTCCTAAAATAACGTCAAAAGCCTTCATAGTGTTTTTGCCAATAACACCATCAGCAACTAAACCGTTTTCTTTTTGAAATTCAATTATCTTTTTCATTTATATGTTTTAAAATATAATTATATCAATATGTACGTTTTTATATGCAAAAGCATACACATACATCTATTTTACTTTGTAGTAGTCTCTTAAGAATATACTTAGTTCATCCAATCTTAAAGCATCAATAACTTTAACGTTATTATCAAAGTAACAAACTATTTTGTAATGGTTGCTTTGATCCACTTGCAACGTTTCTATTTTAACATCAGGAAAAGCAAGCCTAAAATTAGAATTGTTTTGTATATTATCTTGAAAGCTTTTTAAGGCGTTACACTTTCCGTTCTTATCGTAATATTCGAATGCTACTATCATATGTTACTTATTTTTTTAATGTTGTATATCGTAAATATAGCTATTGGAATAGTAGCGAATAATTCACCTAAACCGACTGTATATAATTTCAATAGGTAAGCAATAAAGAATAACGATGCACCTAAACCAATACCGATATAGCTTAATAAAGTTCTCGAGTAAAATCCCATTTCTACATAAGCACTACCAATTGCCAAAGCTGTAAATATTAGATGAGCGTTTGAAATCCATGTGTAAGGATGCGTTACCGGAAACACTAAAACCAAAGCAAAGCAAACACTAGTAAATTTATTTAAGTGCTTATTTCTTACATTCATCCCGAAAACGTTAAACAGTTTTAAGTCTCGGCTATCGTGTGAATATGATTTAATTAAGAATACAAATGAGATGCTAATTAATGTAGCGAATAACAAAGGCTCTTCTAAAGTTCTTGCGTATTGCGACCAGCTAGGTGCTAAGTTGAAGCTTACCATTATAACAGCTAACGATAAAACTAAACTTATTAGTATTGTAATTATTAATCTTGCGTCTTTCATATTTAGAATGATTTTAAATTAAAGTAAAAGTAATGATTTTTAGTTAGTTATAAGGTTAAAATTCGTATTTTTGTAAGGTAATAATTAATTAAATAAAATTATAAAAATGACAGAACTAAATGAAAAACTAGAGCAACTTGTAAATGATTGCATGGGTGCGATTACTTTTAATATTAAGCAAAATATTGATGCAAGCGTAATACCTGCAAGCAAGGAAGTTGCTTTAATTTGTATAAATAAGCAATTAGAAATACTTAGATATTTAGGAATCAAAGACCCAAAGGAATTATATGAGGACTTAGTTGAGCAAAAACGACTATTAAAACACCTTTAATTACTTACAACGTTTTAGCGATGTGTATTGCCGATATTAAAACTGCACAATTAAATAAATACTTATGAAAACTAATATAGTAGGAACAACCAAAGGAATAAGGACTAAGGCATTACACGTAAGTGGTGTTATTGTTAGTGAAATGCGTACAAGTAAGGAAATAACTAGATTAATAGAACTTGTTAATAAAATAGAATCAGAACAAAGTGATAATTGTGTAGATATGAAATTACGTGATATAGTTAACACTTCTTTTTATAGATTAGAAAAAGTGTTTAATAAACAAATCATTTAATTAACTCTAACAACCGTATATAAAAAAGTTTAAATGTTTTATATAAATGTTGCATCTAATTATTATCCTTTTTAATTACATCTAAAACTTCATCTAAGGGAATGGCGAAACCTTCTAAAATAGTGTCTAGTCGCTCCCTTCTTGCTCCTTTCCAAACTAACAATTTAACCATAGTGCTATCACTAAATACAAACGGCTCAATTGCTAAAGTATCAGATAATTTAGAAGCTATTACACTATCTATTTCGTGATATCTTTTAGCTGCTAAGTATGGCACAATTTGAAAGTTATTCTTACCTAATGACTTAAGCTTGTTTACTCCTAATTCCTCTTCGTAAGCGTCATTTAAATCAACAATAATAAAATACCCGTCACTAGCTTGTTTCTTCCACCACGGGTACTTAAAATCATCCATAACCATATTCTTATTGATTGTGGCTGTTTTTAATGCGCTGTTTTCTTTTTCTAGTTGTAGATTAACTAAATGTATTTGTTCGTTCTTATATCGAATAACAAACACTTGTACCATCATTAATGCGGAAGTAGCAAATGCCGTTACCTTTTGATTGCGTTTAACCCATGCAACTAACGTTTGAATCCTTGTACCCTCATAAGTAGACAAAATTAGGTTTGATAACTCTGAAAATTTTATTTTAAACCTTAATCTTATCTCTTTTAATTTCATGGGTGCGTTTTTTCGCTTGGTAGCAGTAGAACTAATCCTACAAAAATAGATAAATAAAAGAAAATCATCTAAAAAACTTTTTAATACGTTCAACAATAATATTTCCAATTGGTGTAAAATCAAAATCGAATATCAACCAATGGAATACTTTTTCGCTTATTATGGCAATTATAGCAATAATTAAAGACGCTGTTTTTTTAGAGAATGACTCGTGTACTAAATCGCTACACACGCAAGCCGTTAACACACCAATAACTAGTGACATTATAGCGCTTAAAATTGTTACTTTACTTTTTTTAACCTTCACCGCTACGCCTATGCATACACCCGCCAAAGAAGGTAATATCGTTTTAATTATAAATTCTAATACCCCACTTTCTCCCCCTTCTTTAAACATTTTACACTCTGCTTTATAAATACTACTAATGAAAAAAATATTAATATATAGTCACTATCTACGAAATTAGTAATATTAAAAAGCCACCTATCAATTGCATCAGAAGCGGTAAAGATTACGACTTGCGTAAGAATTACCCTCAACCACATTTTACTTTCTAAGAATCCTATAAGTGATAATAATAAAAATATGATAGAATAAATCTTAAATTTAAGATCCCACCATAAATCTACATTATCACTATGTATAGCTTCACAAATATCTCTATTAAATAAAAACAAAAGTAAAGCTATAATAGATAATATAAACTTTATTGTTTTAACCTTTTGTTTTTGGTTTTTCTGGATTATCTCCGTTAACTGTTTTACTGGTTCCAATTTGTCCTTCTTCATTTACTGCTTTGTTGGTGTATCGGCTTAATTGCCAAGTCAAAGTTAAGTAAATAATTGTATTAACCAAATCTTCCGGAACAGCTAAATCAAATCCTAAAGTAGTTGTTAAAATTGCAACAAGTTTACTAGATAGCCATAATTCCAAAGAAGGATAAGCAGCCATTAGCCCAGCGTAAAGAGTTTGTACTAGTATCGCCCAAATCCAAAACGGTTTGTTGTCGTTCCAAAATATTCTCCATTTAAACGTTTTTAAATGTTTTCTAACCACGAATAAAGTGTAGCCTAATAAACCAACTATACATAGCGCAATGTTAACTCCAAAGTTCTGTAATAATTCCATAATTTCTAATATTTAATATCTCCAATAAATTAAATTCTGATTTTTTTGCGATGTTGAAACAGTAGTGACATCGCAATTAATATCCGTGTTGTTGATTGTGGTTAATGTGAATGATGGTGTTGTTGCATATACGTTATCAATGTCTAAGTTTATAGTTCCATATGGTGTACTCATATTGTACTCATACAATGTAGAACTAGTTCCGAATGTTGTATTGCATACATTTATATCATCTATTGCTGTGGTTAGAGCTAAATCTGCCCCCCCTGAGAAAGTGCAATTATTAATACTTACATCATTTGTATTTGCAAAAATAACTCTATTATCTGTTCCACCTGATAATTCACCAACAAACGTAGTATTCTCTACTAGTAAATTATAAGAGCCTGTAGAACCACTTCCTGTTCCAAATGTAAATAACCCAGCACTTAAATTACTAGTTCCAGTTTCCCCAAGTTGAGTACAATTAAGTCCAGTTCCTGTTGTTCCGCATGTTGTAACCCCGTCAGACTCTGGATTATCTTGAATCAAACAATTTTTAACGGTTATGTTTCCGCAAAACAATTTCCATCCTCTTCTATCGAATCCTTTTGTTGTTATATTATCAAAAACAGTACTAGCTAATGTATTACTCACATCTATAGATGGACTAAATACGGCGACATTTTGTCCATCAATACCAAAGCCATTTAAAGAACTTCCGTTTTTAAATGTTATTGTAGTTGCTACTGTTGGAACTTCTCTCCAATAAACCAAATATCCGTTTGCAGCTCCAAGACCATCGCAGTAATCACAATAATTTCCATAACCTCTTAAGCCGTTAACATCGCAATTATCAATTATCCATTCTCCATAGCTGTCATCATCATTTGTTAAAAACTCAGTCCTTATATGAAATGGACTGCTTGATGCTGTATCTCCCTGAATATAGTTGATTCCATCTATATTGTATAAATCAACTCTACTTAATGCGCTCACCCCCTGCATACCTATGTAATTTGCATCTATAAACAAATCTTTCATTATTGTAGTTCCGCCATTAGAACTTCTCTTATCTATTTCTATGAATAATAGATTTTCTGTTGTGGTTATCATTGTAGAATTATTCCAGTCTACTGTTTGATTAAGTCTTGTGTCTAAATATAAAGTAGATGTAACTAAAAAAGTCGAGTTTGAATCAGCTAATAAATTACTATCTGAATCCAAAGCTAACTGTAACGCTACTGTGTCATCCGCAACACCATCACCAACTACACCGTAAACTGAAAAATTACTATACAAATCTTCACAATAATCTTTACCGAAAGAAAAGCTTATGTTAAAAAACAATAGTATTAATACTATATTTCTCATACTAATTTGTTTTTTCTATAATTAAGTTATCTATAAAAATATTATCAGAAGTAACTTCTGAACTTGATGCAGAAGCATAAAATCTTAATGATATATTTCCTGTTGCTGTTGCTGTTATGTTATACGTTCTTGAAACCCATCCGTCAGCCACTTCTATATAATCACCAACAGCTCCGCCAGATGAATTAGTCCATGCAGTAGAACCAGTACTACCTTCTGAGTCGGTTGTTTTCATTCTGAAAGAAACTGAAAATGTATCACCAGCATTAGCAGAAAATACATATGAAGCGTAAGTAGATACGGAACCTGCTGATGTTAGTTTTATTGCATAAGTTCCAATAAAAGAATCAGTATCACTAGTTAAAACAGCTCCTGATCCAACAAGTGTAAATCCCGTAGTTGAATTATCTTCACTTGTAGGATTAGAAGCGTTTGTTGAATTAAGATTTACTACTACATAATCAGTCCAATCACCAAAGTAAATCCATTTATTAGAACCTTTTCTAGCTATAGAGCCTTTTTTGTTTTCTAACAATTCTTTAGATTCTAATGTGAGACCTGATTCTGGTCTAACTATAATACTTCCTGAGCCTGAATTAATAGCTGTATAGACAACATCGCTCTCATATAATCCTGTTGTTTGAGTCGGTATAGTTAATGTGTAATCATTTGCACTTTCATTCAAAAACAATCCACCGCCTTCACTACTAGTTAAAACCCTACTAGATGTTATATCATACCAATTTAAAGCGTTTGAAGTTTCTATTTTAGCGTCTACAGCCGTTTCATCCAATCCTCCTGAAACACTATAAGGAATTAAACTACCATCACTACCTACTGTACCCTCAACCGTTTGAGCGTTTAATCCTAACGAAAGGATAAAAAATAATACTATGCTAATTGTTTGTTTCATAATTTTAGTTTAATCTCCATCTTTTTAATTCAACTGTAACTTTGACTTTTCCAGTAGAGTTAAAGTCTCCAGTACTTGTTCTTATATATATACTTCTTGCGCTTGTTGAAAGGGATGTTTCGTTTATGTTGTTTATAGCAATAGAACCAGTTCCAGAAGCTTGAACGACTAAAGGGATTAAATTGTTTGCAGTTCCAGAAACCGTGCCTATAGAAACTGTAGTTCCTGCGTCTAAAGATGTTTGAGTTACAGCAATTACTTTGTTTATTGCATAGCCACTAGGAATATTCATTGTTAGTGTTTGTTGAACTCCTGCGCCTAGTGTTACAACCTCAGTTTTAGTCCATGTATCTGTTTGGAATTCGTTTATTTGCTCTATTATATTGTTATTTGACGAATCATACAATCTAGCGTAGTTATTGTTTGGATTTATGGCTTTTGAAAACAACATTCTGGGCTTAAGAGCTATTGGATCACTACTTATATTTCTCCAACCATTAACAGTTACTTCATAATTATTATTAGATCCACTATCCATAGTTGTATTGTCATGAAATATCAACCCTTGATAATTAGAAGCTGCATCTGTGTGGTTTTCTATTGTATATGTCAGGTTTTTTATAGTGTTATTGCTTCCTGAAACACCAATGACGCCCGTGTACGTAGTGCTTAATGTCTTACTAAATAACTGAATATTATTCATGGTTACGTTGTCTCCGTAAGACCTGCTAATTGGATACGTAGAGGCTATATCTGATAAATCTTTTATAACTATATTGTCAAATAAAACGTTATCCATTACACCAACAAAACGAAGAGGTGTAAATTGTCTTGAACTATCAAAAATATCGGTTGTGCTTTCACTGTACATATTTTTATAAACTCCGTTTGTAATATCTCCAATGTCCGCTAATCCATCTCTTCTATATGATTTATAACTATCAACATAAACGTTGCTCATGTTATTTACAGTTTTCAAAGATGTTAAGTAGCCTTGATTATCTCTACCATCTGCCCTAACAGCTGTTGTTCCAACCAAAAAACCATAATCAATAACATTGTTAATGTGTATATCTTTTGATTGATGATTTACTGAACCGTCATTGTTTAAGTAAATTAAATGTGGTGGCGGCATCCAATAAGCTGTTGACCCTGAGTGTTCACCTCCTAGATTTGATCCGTCTCCGTCTTGGCAATCAGTGAAATAGTATGACTTTACATCACTCATGTAAAAACCCTGAACAAGTCCTTGAATTCCCATTATAGACTTGTTGAAGTCTATATTTTTAAATGTTATATTTTCACAAACCGTTGTTGCGCCACCAGACACAACTGATGTTGATTCTGAATATTGTTCAATTAATTTGATCCATCCTAGCGGGTATGCGTTAGCTAAATCCCCCTCTGCATCAAAAACTACATTTTCAAACACTACATTCTTAGCTCCATCTAACCTAAATCCATATCTATAGTTAACTGGAGATAGCTTTATAGGTTCTAATCCGTTGAAATTAACACTTTTATTAGTTGTTAGATAGTTTTTTATTTGATTGTCATTTGCTAATGTAGAAGCGTCTGTATATCTTATTGTTGCGTCATAAGTGTTGTCGTATGAGAAAGTAATGTTTTTAAACGTAACATTTTCTTGGAGCGCAATGTAAAATGCAGGGCTAAGTAAGTTGTTTATTAAAATCCTAACATCTTTATCTCTTCCCTCTATCCAAGTGTTTGATGGTATGAAAATTGATTTAGTTCCCGTTTCCTCAACATCCAAATTAATATCTGAATCAATCCAAATTCTTTTACCTAATGTGAAAGCTCCCGCCAATGTATTAACAAATGCAATTCTATCATCTGTTACACCATCCATTACTGCGCCATAATCTCTAGGCGAAATATACCCATCAGGAACAGCATAATATAATTTCTTATATGTATCAGCGTTTATTTTAGAATCCGTTATACTTGCATCAGCTATTTTACTTTCTGTTATCGCTTCATCAAGTATTTTAATTCCACTCACAGCACTATTAGCAATCTTAGCAGTACTAACACTACCATCAACAATACTTATAGCTGTAGGAACTCCTGTAGGGTCTATAATTTGACGTCCTGCATTCTTTAATTTAGTAGCCGCATCCATTGCGTTGTACTCCGCTAATGTGATAGGCTTAATTATATCAGATAAAGGAACAGAAGTTGAACCATTCAGTTTTATAGAATCGTCCGCTATTGTTATTTGTTGAGGATTAGGCTGTTTTATCTTAATAACAGTCTGTGCGCTTACTCCAGATATGGTAAGTAGCAAAATCGATAATATGTAAATTGTTTTTTTCATTTTCTTATCTTGTTGTTCCTGTTGCGTCTATCCAGTTTGTGCCGTTATACCATATTGGTAAATTAAGAGTAGTATCTAAGTAGAATTTTCCAGTAGCTGGTGAACTTGGTCTGTTAGCCGTTGTTCCGCTTGTTCTTTCGTCTCCGTCTAGTAAAAAGTTTTTATAACTTGTTCCTTCATAAGCCTTTAACCTGTTTTCTAAACTATTCCAATACACCATTCCTTCGCTAGGAACTCCACTATCTAGACTTTCGTTTCTAGGAAAAAAAGTAAATCTATTTCTAACTGTTGCATCTCCTGTAATAGTTAAAAAACTAGTTGAATTTAATCCTTCTATTGTGGCTATTCCTATAAATCCATTCTGACTAGTAATGTTTCCGACATCTCTTAACCAAAAACCATCCATTTCTATATCTTCCGTAGCTAAATGATTACCAAAATTATCACCTCCACCAGAACCGTAAGTAGCATCCGCATATCCTTTAGTAATTAAATCAGTATCATTAACTGGTGTTCCTGTGTGCGGTAGTGTGTATTTTGCAGTATAAGCCGTTTGATTCGCTAATGTGTTTGTTCTTATAGATAGAGCTGTAGAAGTTGGAGAAAATTGATAATCAATTAAAGTAGAACCATCTGATACGTTAAAGTCTTTGAATGATCCAGAAGAAAAAGGGTCTGTGTTTGATCCAATAAAACTAACAACAGAAGATGGCATTAATAAACTTAAATCTAATTCTCCAGTCATTGTGCCACCTGACAAGTTCAATTTATTGCTTAACCCATCAAAAACAGCGTTTCCACTAACCGCATTAGTTGATCCGTCTATAATTGTTTGGTCTACTGTTCCGGTTACGCTTGGTTCACCACTATAATCATAACCGTTGGGGTCGAATTCTAAAATATAACTCTCTGAATCGCTACCGCCTAAAACGCTAACTTGTACATCTTGTGCTGTCAAAGGGTCGTAAGTAACTAAATTTACAGGTCTATTAATTAAGTCGTTGTAATCCTTATCCCATGCTGAATATAAAGGGTCTGATTCTGATTGCAAAGCACTATTTAATGTCGTTTCGTTTGCCGTTGTAAATGGATTATCTAAAACAATGTTATCACCAGTCCTTGTTAATCCTGTTCCAAAAGTCAAAGGTGAACTAACCGCAGGAACATCACTTAAGCTTGTATAGCTAATACCTAAGCCTTCTACGTTAGATTTAGTTAAGTTAGGGTCTAACTCTGTTTGTATTGCGCTGTTCGCTTTGCTTTCTACATCGTCTAGGTTTACCGCTTGCGTTATTGAGATTAAATCTAACTTTGCTTTGTCTGATTCAGAAACACCACCAACGGCATTCCAGGTAGAGCCGTCATAGCTATATAAACTCTCCTCTGTTGAGTTATAGCATATACTACCCTCCTGAACACGTGTTAACGCATTCATTTGCGTTGTTGTTTTTACTATAAATCTTACTTGGTCTACTAATGGGGCGACGCCTTGAGCATTAATATAAAAGCAAGAAAGTAAAATTAAAATTGAAAATATTTTTTTCATAGTTCAAGTAAATTTTCGTCTCCTTTTTTGATTATTGTGTTTCCGTTTTCTTTTTTAGATGTTAAGCATTTTTTTATTCTTATTCTTAAGTCTATATAAAAAGAAATTAAGACTATTAAAATTATTATAGCGTATATTGTTACCATTCAATAGGGTTTGATATGTTTGCGTATGTGGAAATGGGCAAAGAAACTACATCTGCCATGAAATTACCACCTCCATTAATATTAGGAAATCCGTAACCTATGACCTTATCCCCAACCTTTACATTTGGATCACTTGCATTAATAACGTAATTAGGAACGATGATGGTATTTGACAATATGGCAGCTACCGTATCGTTCAAATCAGAAACGTTTTGAGTTAAAATGTCTATTTGTGCGGTAAGTTGTGCTAATGATGCCATAATAATTTTGTGTAAAAATAGTTATTTTTATTGAATCTAAATAAGAATAAGACATTTATTTTTCGTTTTGTCGTTTATTTTTCTTATATAGAAATTTTATTTGTAAATTTGTACTTATGATTTTAATATTTTTATTCTGTTGGATTGCTTATTTTTGGTTAGGTAGAATTAAAAAAAAGCTAAATCAAGACTCTCAAAATTCGTACACAGACAACTCTGTAACGCACCACCACTACTATAACGACAATAGAGTAGTTAACTTAGTTAAGGGTAGCGAAACTACCCCCGACGGTGATAAACTTACCTGATGAATCTACAATCCTTGTCTTGTTGTCGAAAGGAACTATATTTATCGGATCATATTCACCACCTCCAGCGCCTTCTACTCCTGTAGAAACGTTTAATACAATTTCATCTTGTCTACTTATTAAATAGTTATAACCATAATCAAAAGTCATTGTAACCTCTGAAATATTGCTATCTCCTTTTTCTTCTTGTTCTATTTCGCTATTACGAACTAATTCTATACCGTTTATTGTTAATGTTCCAACGATTGAAATACCACTAACCGCATTTAATTTATCCCAAATTTTAGGAGTTGCATAAGGTATCGAAACTCTTTGACCTAATGTGGCTGATTGTCTTAGTGGATAGCTTCCAGAATCGGTTTCGCTTACTTCGGATTCTCCTTTAGCATACGCACGAATTTTACCTTTTATTCTCATTACACCCTGAATACCAGAAGCGAAAACCATTTCCCCTACATTCTTGTAAGAACTCCATCTAATTAACAAGTGTTCGTCTGTATCTTCTATTTTTTCAATACATTCAGAAACCCATGTTTTGTTTATTTCATTAAAAGAAAAACCACCTTCTATAGTTATAACAGCCTTATTAGAAACTAAAGACATGTTTAAATAAAACTCAAATAGGTTGTATTCTTGAATGTCATATTTAACTTGTATTTTAGATGCTGTTATTGATCCAATAGAACCACTAACAATAAAATAATTTCTATCTAAATCAGAATCATATCCAAACCCTATAATTTCTTTAACTCCAAAATTTGTTATTTCTACACGCTCACCGCTAACAGCCCAATCAGGCAATGCGGATATGTAATCACTAGCCCCTATTACTGTATCTGTGTTTGGGTCGTAAGCGCTGCCACCGTCAAAATAAACTCCTATTCCAGTAGAAACAGGAAACAACATACAATCTACTTTCTCGTATGTTCCTATATTTTCCTGAATCATTATAGATGGAATATCTACTTTTGAACCATCACAATTATGAATAGTAATTTTGTTATAAGGGTATGAGGATTGAAATTGTGTTCCAATACCATAACTATCTACATCTCCTTCTATAAATTGTTGCGTTATAGAGTTATCAGCTTTTATATATTCTGAGTAGCTAAGTGTATTGTCGAAATTCTTTTTATTGAATGCGCTAAATGTTTCTTTAGGTGAAAACGCAATACTATTGAAGTTGCTTACAAATAAATGATTATACTGAGTTGCTTCCTCTTCTACTGGTATTACTTCGTTTAACACAACAACCTCTTTAGTTGTTATGCATCCATAAGTATCTTTTATTCTAATTGTATATGTGTCATCTGGTAATCCTATAAAATCTGTGCTTGTTTGGTAGTCTACATTATCAATTGAATACGTTATAGGTGTAGTTCCAGATACAACGTTAGTGTTTGCTATAGATAGGTTTGTAGCTCCGTTAGACAAAACTTGTGAGACTGTAAACTCAGAAGCGTTTAAGTTTCTAGGAACGTTTGCCGTTTGTGTGTTTTGATCTCCAGTTGCGTCTGTAATTTTTACGCCATGTAAAGTTCCTCTAGACAACGAGAAAGACAGCAAAGAACCATCCCAATTAGATGACAATAAAGCACCGTTATTAACTCTAAGAGTGTACGGTTTTGTTCCACCCGTAGCTATTGCTGTGTAGTTAACACCAGAACAATCACCTGTAGACTGCTTTGTAATAGCCAACAATAACTTGTCAACAACTGGAATTGTGGTGTCTATTTTGTATTCTAATCCAGCTACATTTGAGTCTGTTTCTGCATCTAAAAAGACACCTACTTTAGATTCTATAGCAATTTGATTGTATGCTACTACGGTCGCAGTAAGGTTGTTTGTTCCACCGACGTTTTTATAATCTCTATTGAATGCGAAAGCGTAATTAGCGCTACTAGTTGCCAAATCTGTACTCCATGCAAATCTACCTACACCAGCACTTGATGTAAGAACTAAATCAAGTACAATGTCAGACACTCCGTAGTTAAATCTAACATTGAAAGAAGCTATTAATGAAGGCTCGCCGCTTGATGGTGTTTTATTGCTTATTGTTAATGTTATTCTGCTCATATGTATGCTTCTATTAATTCCCAACTACCAGAGTCGTTCTCATCTACTTTAATTAATCGTCCGTATTGCTCAATTCCTTCTGAGTAGAATTGCACTAAACCGAATTTATTATCTATTCCGTTAGTTGTACCCCTTAACATTTCGCTTATTTCCTGATTAACCGATAATTTAAAATTAACCGTCATGTTAGAGAATGTTGGTTTATCTAGTGTTGAATGTGGTATTTTATCATCGTGTTTAAAACCATCCGTAATTAAACTACTAGAGCAGTTAGAAGAAATGAATTTAAGTGATTTGTTAGGGTATTGTATTAATCCAGAATTTAACTTCCATCCATGACCTTTAAGCAATTCATAAGGTGTAAATTTAAAGTTGTATTCTGTTTCTGGTGAATATACATTAGTCGGTATTGTATCGTAGTAATCTTGCCACTTCTTTAAATGATACTCAACACCTACTTTCTTAGAGTCAATCATAAACCAATCATCATCGTAATCGCTATCTGTGTCTGGATTATCATCATATTGCTTCTGCCTTGTTAACTCAATATCAACACTACCAGTTCTAAAGCTTGTTAAAACTTCGTAAGCCGATTTATTAGTGCTGTTTATGGTGTTCCATGTAGCGTTTCCACAAATAGAGTAAAGGTTATTTACCTCTCCATATTCACTACCAGTAGTCTCTGAACCTATATTTATAGATGAATAGTAGTTATCAGGAATAACACCCCTACTTTCGTCGCTAACTGGTATTAATCTAAATTTATCAGTTGTAACACCTAATTTGATAGCAGTAAAGCTTCTTTGTGTTTCTTTTTCTGATTCAATATAAAAGTACTCTTTGTTGTTTATTTTTTTAACACCATAACACAAAGGTTCTAAAATACTTATTGCGTCAATAACGTCTTGCATTGAAGTTGATGATTGTATTTCCGTTTCATCATCTTCGCCTTCGTTAATTATTCTTGGCATGTTTCGCAGTTGCGTACCGTGTGCGAAAAGTAAATTTTCATACTTTCCTCCAGATTCAAAAAGTGTAGATTTAAAAGAACTTTCTTTACCCGTCATCAAAGATACTAATCTTTCTAACAAATCAAAAGCTTTAATTGATTTACTGTAAGTAATTGGATAAACACTATCTTCTTTAATTGTTATCTCTGTGTCGAATACTTCGTAAACTATACCATCACTAGTATCTGATAATGTAGTAATTGCTAAACTATCACCCACATTTATATCTACTTCATAATTATTAAACGTATAAGAACAAATATCACCTACGATATTAGGATTGCAGGTATCTAGGTTCAATACAACTTCATCAAAAAGTAAATCCTCCGTAGTGTACCTAACTAAATCTAAGCTAAAAGAACCGCTATTCCTTGTTTTTATTCTTGTTTTCACAGTTCCGTTTAATATAACTGTTCTTGGTCTATCGGAAACCAAATAAAATAAGTTCCCTGAGTTTCCGGAGCTTACAGTTGTATAATTTCCATTGTTAGCGTTTAATTCTGTTCCTAATACATTGTTTACATTGTCGTCACTTTGATAGTCTACTTTGAATGGTATTGAACGTGCGTTTAGTCCGTCGCTTCCAGAAACTACAGCAAAAACTTCCTCTCCATCATCCACAAACAATCTACTTCTTCTAAATATTTGTCTAGAGTCTAATTTTACATCTACTAATTTTAAATCTGACAAAGTTGTTTCTTCTGCGGATTCGTTATCGTAAACATTGTATTCGTCATCAAATCTAGTGTCTATGATTTGCATTAAACCGCCTACTTGTGTCTCAACCTTAACAGTTTTGCGCTCCATATCGAAATCACAAGTGCCTAAATCAAGACCAACGTTAGAAGTTTCTTTCCATTTTTGACTTATTAAATAATCGCTCTTTTTAGATTCAATTAATCTAACGTTAGGAATTAATCCATACACACCAATCAAACCAAGTAAGTAATCAAAAGCTCCGCCGTAGATTTCCATTGCTCCAGCCTTAGAAGTAACGAATGTTTTATAGTTTGATTCACGCTCTATAACATCTTTGTTGCCATCATCGTAATTGATAGGCTCAGGAATATCTAAAAAACCTAATTCATCGCTGTAAAGCTTGTATTTTATTATGTTCGCTCTGTCTGACATTAATACGATGTTCTTCTAGGTTGTTTAATAATTACCTTGTTGTTGTAAACTGGTCTTTTTTGTTTTGCAAATGCACTCGCTATAGCGCTTTCGATACCTTTAGTATCTGTTTTAGTATTAACAACTACCATGTTTTGGCGTTGTGTAGTATCTGCATTTAATTTACTTGATACTCTTTGATATAAGTCACTAGAAGGGTCTTTAATTTGCCTATTAAAAGTAGATACAGATGGAATAATCATATCATTCTTTGCTACAGGAGCAATAATATTTCTACCTTTTAAAACTTCAGATTGTCCGTGTTCGTTTACTCTTACCTCATCTTTTCCACCGTCATTTAATAATGCTAAACCTTCGTAGCTGTCATTTACACCCTTACCATATTTAAACGCTGGTATTGTTTGAGCTATAACCAATCCAGCTTGTAAAGCCGCAGTTCCTACAGCTATAGGTACATTTGCAGCAATGTAAGCCGCTCCAGCCGCACCAAGTGTCAATGCGTTAGCTGGTAATAATGCAGCCATTAAAGTAATTGCTGATATTGTTCTCGCTAAGTTAATTGCTATTTCGGCTAACGCTATACCTTGACTAACCAAGAACGCTTGCTTTTCTCTTTTCTCTTTTTCTTTTAATAATTTAGCTTCTTCTTTATCAAACTTAGATTGTGCTATTTCTTTTTGCTCTGTACTTGATTTTTCAGAATTTAAAATAGTATCTAACCTATTTTGGTTTGCGTCTAATTCCTTGTCTATATTATCAATTCTAGCTTGAAAAACAGTATCCAAACCACCTACAACAAGGTCTTTTATAGCTTCTTCTTGATCTTGTCTTAAATCCCGTTGAACAGACAAAGAGTCCTCTAGTATCCTTACTTCCTCCTTGGTGAACCCGTCATAATCCGCTAATATACCATCATTAATCGACTTAAGTATAGCTCTTTCCTTTTCTTTTTCTTCTGCTATCTTATTTGTTATACCTCTCTGAACTTCCGCAGGGTCTTTATATCCTAATCCTTGCGTAAAATCCTGAGCAGAATAGCTAGGTTCAAATCCTTCAACCTTAGCCAATGCATCAGCGCCTTCTGTTAATTGCTTAATTTTACGCTCTGTTTGCGCTATTTGGTCATCGAATTTTTTCCATTCTTCGGTAGTTGTAGCTGTTCCATCTCTTAACTCAGTAAGTTTACTTATTAAGTCTTGATAAGCCGCTACAGAACCCTGTATAATTGCTTTTTGAGTAACTCCGCTTTTACCCAATAACTTATCTAGTTCTTTTTGTGTATTATTTATTTCTTTAGTAAGTTGGTCGAATTCATCTCTATCTTTTGTTGTGTCAATAGCATTTCTCCTTTTGTTTAAATCAGATAATTTAGCATTTAACGCATCTATAGATTTAATATCTAAGTTTTCAAAAGCATCATTTATCTCATCTAAAGACTTAACAACATCCTTATTTTTTTGTATAAACGCTTCTAAATCTTCATTTGTAGCACTTTGTATTTGAACCCTATAATCCTCAAACATTCCAGTGGTATTTACAATTTCCAGCGCTTGTTCTTGTAAAGAATCCCTATGTGCATTAATCCCAACAATCATAGACTCAACTTCTTTAAGTTGTTTTCTGTAAATTTGCCTTTGCTCTAAAGTTAATTCGTTATTGTTTTCTAATTCAGCACTTAAGGATTTATACTCGCTATTTAATATTCTTATATTAGGGTTAACCCTTAATCGTTCATTAAAATTATTAAATTCAGTTTGCTTATCTGTTAAATCATCATAAGAAGTTTTTAAACCAGTTATTTGAAATGTAAGACCATTTATAAGCGTTTTAGTTTTATCATAAAAAGTTAATATTTCATCTTGACTCTTACCTGTTGTTTTGTATATATCAGATTGAGCTTGTGCTAATTCAGTCCATCCTTGTATTAAGTCTGTTGTGTTTTGAATAGCTCTTTTAAAGAATCCAGAAAGTTCTCCGTCACCTTTTTCTATAGTTAAAATAAATTGTTCCCATGTAGAATCCAATATACCAATCTTAGCATCTAAAGATTCTAACTGTTGGTTAACTAAATTATTCATCGCAGAACCATTATCTCTAATTGCTTGTGCGTTCTTTTCTACCTTATCAGTGTTTCCTGCCAGTATAATACCTATTTTAGCGGCTTGTTTTCCGAATCTATCAGAAGCTAAAGCAAGTAAATCATAACCTTTTACGCCATTTTCTTGCGCTTCATTTATTTCCCCTAAAACTTCATCTAAAGTTCTACCCTCAGCAGCTATCTTTTGTAATGCTGTACCCAATAATCGACCAGCACTCTCCGCTTTTAATCCGTTATCAGCTAATAAACCAACAATAGCACCCGTATAAGCTAAATCCTTATTTAATATCTTAGATATAGGTGTTATGTATTGGAATGAATCACGCATCTTCTCAAAGTCTAAACTGGTAGATGTTCTAATTGCTGTGATTGTATTTGCAAATTCAGTAGCACTTGTTGATGGCTCATCAAATGCGTTTAATGTTTGAACTAAAAATTCAGCGGCATCAGCACTGGTAGCTTGTAATGCTATAGATAAATCATTAGCTGGCTTAATAAGGTTTATTAAATCTTGACCTTTTTTACCTAATGTAGCTAAGTTTTCTGCTAACTCTCCAACTTCTCTAGATGTTTTTATAGAAGCTCCAGCAACAGCAATAATTTCTTTTTCTATTGGCTCAATTTGACCCCTTGTTTCACCTAAAACTCCTGCTAGGTTTTGCATTGATTTATCAAATTCCCTAACCCTAGTAAATGCGTCTTTTAATGCTGCTGCAAACAAGAATATTCCAGAAGTAAATCCAAAAGCTCCAGCCAATGACCTTAAGCCACCAACAAGGTTAGATATTCCTTTTGGATAATTACCTACGTTTCTATTGAATTGTCCTGCTGCCGCATCTGCTTTTTTAAATGCAACATCCATCGCCTTAACCTGAGTACTTAGTTTTTTATAAGCTATTTCCTCCTGTTTAGTTAACTTTATTCCATTTATCTTTTTAAGTTCTAATGATTTATAAGTGTCTCTTAATTTATTAAAAAGTGTGCTTTGTTCTTTATAGTATGAATTAGTTTTATTAGCTTGAGCGGCTATTTTATTATCTAATGTTATTTGCTTTGATTTGTTTGTTAATGAAGCTCCTTCCGCTCTGTTTGCGGCTGCTATTGCGTTAGACTCTTCTTTTTTAAGCCTAGCTAACTTAGTAGAAAGTGCTATCTGCTTTTCACTTAATCCGTTAACTTGTTTAATAGTAGCCTCAATACCAGAAGCAGACGTCGTTTTAGTTAACGCAGCCGAAACTGTATTAAATGTTTTAAGCAGTTCTTTAAAATCAGCATCAACCTCTTTAATTCGCTCACGAACGCCTTTTAAAACTTCATCACCACTAATTGTTCCGTTATTTGCCATTCTTCTCTGTGTAAACCTTTGTTAATGCGTTGTATTTTCCGCAAGTCAATTCGTCGTAATTTGGTATTGTTGCCCCTGCTTTTTCTAGTGATGCAATTGTCTTGTAAACTCCCGCAATATCAAAGCCTTTATCTTCTGCTTTTTCTTTGGCTTCATCTAATTCTTTTCTTAGTTTATCTAGTTGAGCCGTGAAAATATTTTCGTTTGTTTCTTGTTTTTTTATTTGAGTTTGTAGATATTTAATATCTTTTAAAGCGTCGCCCGTGTATTTTAACTTTGCGACTTCAAAATAAGGTTTCCAGTCGCCTTCATACTGTAATATATACTTCATTACAGCTATTGTTTTGTTTCGCTCTAAATTAGCTTTAATAGCCTTTTTGTAGGCGGATACTAGTGCTGTTGTTTCGGGGTCTGGATTAGCTTCTGCGTATTCCTCTTTAACCTCTTTCCATAAACTTTCGTCAACTCCTAATTCTTCTAACAAAGATTCATCCTTAGATAAAAGGCAAAACTTTATAAATGGGAAGTTGTAGTATTTATGACTCATTAGATTAGTTTTAAATCCTTTCTTAGTTGAAATATGAATTTAGGTAAAACAGAATTTACTATGTAGTTTCTAAAATTGTAAGGGTCTAAACCAAATAGGTTTCTATACTTACTTATTAATTCTGGTGTCTTTGAATCGGTGCTAAAAAAACTAACGTCCTTATTGGTGAATTTTAATTGTATTCCCTCTAAGAAATCACCTGTATCATCAAAGTTAAATAACTCACCTTCTATTTTGGGTTTATTTGATGTTCGCCCTTCTGATTCGTAGATGGCTTGTGAAGCGGCTTTGTATCGACCTATTTCTTGTTCTTCGTTGTTGTAACCTTCCTCTAATTGCTGTTTTTGCAGACTTATTGCAATTGATTCAGTTTCCTTAATCGACTTTAGTAGTATCGATGTCAAGTACGCTTGGTTTGCTATTCTCGACCAATTTTGGCTCGCTTGTGCTATTGTCGCCATGTATTTCTTTGTATATTTCTTTAGCTTGTCTAGCTCCTACTCCATGTGTTTTTTTCATGTGAGCTTTGAAATCGGATTCAGACTTCAATAAGAAGTCCGAACCGAAAACAAAATTTTTAGTTTCAATAGCCATTAAGCCGCTGATACTTTAAATTCATCCATTGTAAATAAACTACCTGAAATTCTTACGAATCCATTAGTTTCTACATATACTACACTTTCATCAGTTGTAACTTCAAAAGAATAAACTCCAGAAGCTTCTGATACTGTGAATGTTGTAATTTCTGCGCCATTAGCATCTGTAACTTTGAAGTCAGCTTTTACCGCTCCTGTTAAAGGAGTAGTAGTACAGTCTTGGAACAATGATAAATCAAATGTTAAGCTTGTACCCGCATCGATAAAGTTAGCCGCCTCAGCTTCTACGCTAAATGGTAAATCACAATCCTCAAAGTTCCAATCTACAGGAATCTGGAATGGGCTTTTTTGATCACCTCTAGGATCAGTGTAAGGAATCTCTAAAATAGTATTTGACACAGGAGTATCAGTACTAGCAATAGAGTTAATAGCCTTGTACATGTTAGATACTGGAAAACCTTGTACAGAACCATCATCGTTCATTCTACCTAGCAAATAACCTGCTGTAGTAATTTCCCAAATGTACCCACTTCTACCGTTAAGCTTTTCAAACTCAGCACTAACACAGCTACACATAGGAGCGGTTAATTGAAGTGTTTTAGTCGCATCAGTAGTAGTAACTTTAATACCAAAGAATGTATCTTCATACACTTCTCTTTCACTACCAGTAGATTCTACTGTAAATTTACCCAAAGAAATACCGTTACCAGCTTCTATAAGGGAGTTGAAAGCGTCAATATCTCTTGCTGCCTCTGGATTGCTAATAGTTACATTAGCTGGAGTATAGAAGAAATATGCAGGCGCTCCAAGTGCAACTCTAGCTTTGATGCCATTTGTTGCAACTCTTGATGTATTCTCTGATACACCACCGCATGATTCTACGAATTTTGCCATTTTATATTTTTATTTATTTTTTAACAATTATTATCGCCTAATATTTCTAAATCAATTACTAGTTTCAAGGCGTCCCAGCAATCAATTTGACTATGTTTACCGCTATCACTATAGTTTGGGTACTCTGTAATTCTATATGTGTCAGATGGTACAATTAAAGAAGGTCTGTTAAAACGAGTTATAATAGCCTCTAAGTAAGGAAAAAGAACCGTATCATACATTAATCTAAATCTTTGATCGTTTCTGTAATCAATTTTAGAGTTATGAGCTATGATAAACTCAAAAGTTCCCTTTGCACTTGTTGCGCTATGTGTTATCTCGTTTGGAATTAAATACCATGCTAATGGGTACATTTTTTTATGCTTATTACCTATAATCACAGCGTCAATTTCTCTTTTGTCGCCGTAACCAAACAATAAAGAGTCTTGTCCCGCTATCTGTGGTATTTTTGCAAACTCCGCTTCTATAATATCAATGACCTTAATCATAGTCCCCAACTATTTTTATTTTCTATCGGAGTAAAACTCCAATCGTTGTAACTATCTTTATTGTCTTGTAAAAAAGTATACAATGAAACATCTTTTGAATTGTCGTTACCGTTAAAGTAATCTTCAACATAAACACCTCTGTGAAAATACACACTTGGTTGGCTGTATACACCTCCTTGATACCATTCGTTAAGTTTTCGCCAAGCACGTACTATTTCATGGGTAGGTAATACAGATACCGAATTTTTAGCCTCTGCCTTTACCGTTCCCAGTGTTGTTTGTTGCTCAATCTTACCTTGTAGCATTTTGCAATACACATAGTAAGACGTCATACTTTTGTTTTTGTCAATTAAACCCCTCCAATAATAAGTAACACCGTTTATTTCATACTCAGAACCATTTAAAAGGTCATCCCATTTCTGTTCAGCACCAACTATTAATGTTCTACCTGTGTCGATGTTCGTCTTAAATTCAGAGTATAATTTACGTCCAAAAGCTTTCTTTAACAATTCAGGCTCAAAGTCATTGATGAAATCGTTTAATAAATCATTATCATTTACCAAAGTAGAGGCTGAATCCCCTACTTGTGGTAAATAAATATCTCCAATGAAATCTGAACTTTGTGTAATCATTATTTTACTTTATTACTCCGTTATATCTTAATAATTCAGCAGTGCAAGGGTGTAAAATTGCTTTGTCGCCTTTCTTATCTCTTCCGAAATCCTTAATATATTCAACCTCTATTGTTGCTGTGGAAGAATACTTACCATATACTAATTCTTTCTTTACTTCCTTTACGGGTTCTTTTTCAATCTTCTTCTTTGCCATGCTTAACTTATTTTATATTATGCTTCTGGATCAGTTCCTTCAATTGCTAACTTAACAGCAGCGAAAGTTCCAGTAACAATACCTCTCTTGTCATTATCAGTAATATATACGTGATATCTAGACTCTCCAAGCATTGTAACTAAGTTTTTAGAGAAATCATCATCTTCCCATCCAATACGAACTGAATAACCCCACACGTTTAATAGGTTGATGTTTTTTAAATCTCCAATAACATAAGAACCAGCAGTAATTTGTGGTTTAGCTATAACCATAACACCCTCAATCATTCTACCACTAGCATCCATAAAAGGAGGTAGGATATAATTACCGTTAAGGTCTTTAGTTAACTTCATTTGTAAAGCATCTAAAGTGTTTACAAAAGCAACATTAGGAATAAATACACCATCTGATTCTACAGCGATTGTAGCAACTACAGCAGCAATAGCGTCGTAAAGGGTAGATGATCCAAAAGGTAACTTAGTGAAACCAGTTAACAAAGAAGAATTAAAAGATGTAGCAGCAGAAATAACAGAAGTCAAAACGTTTGACTGTCTAGCGATATCATGCTTGTTCTTTAATTTACCTTCGATAGCTGACATTAACCACTTGTAATCAGATAAAGACTCTTCACTAGCTTTCATTCTACCAGCAATTTTCTTAGCAGCAGAGAATTTAGTGTTGAAATCAGCATCGATTAATGGCTTTAAACCACCTTCTGCAACAATAGCAGCATCGCCTTCACCAGCAGATTCATTCACGTAAGCAACGTTACCTAAATCAGTAGAACCCACTGTAAGATATTGCTCTACGAATTGATCTCCATAAGTGTAAGGAGAATAAGATGTAGAAATAGATGTAGCGTAGTTAGCTGGCTGTGTTCCATCAACACCGTTAGCGGTTGTAATAGTTCCAGCAGCTTTAACAACTTCTAATTCTAACCATCCACCTTTAGACTTACTAGCAACGTGGTTTTTAATCTCGTTGAATTTCTCTTCTGTAAGAGCAGCCTTAACAGCCTCTTGGAAATTCATAGGAGCTTGATTTGATATTTTCATAGATTCAATTAACGAACTCATATCAGATTGAGCATCTTCTGCCATTTTTCTGATTTCCTCCATTTGTGCAGCGTTTTTTACAATCGCTTCACTATTTTCTTTTTTGAATGCTTCAAGTGCTTCATTAGCAGCTTTCAATTCATCTTTTTTAACAGCGTTTTCTTGTGCCGTTTTTAAGGCGTCTAGCTTTGAATTTATCTCCGCAGCCTTTTGTAATGCTTCTTCGTTCATTTTACTGAATTTTTATATTTGTTAATAATGTATTCAAAGAAGTGTCTGCGACGATTTCCTTGATTTCTTCAATCTCAGTAGATTTCTCTGGTTGAGAATTATTGTTAATTTGCCCTGTAGCGCCATTACTTCCAAAAGGAACTAAACTGCTTTCCATGACATTCTTTGCTTCTTCAATTATAAAATAGTAATCGATACTTTCAAAATCAGCCTTGTTCGCTATAACGTCAATAGTCTCGTCATAAGCTTTCTTTTCATCTACATCGTCTTTAGAATCGCTATTCATAGCTAACCTAACTTTAACGTATTGCATCCTTACACTAGCTTCTAATGCATCGCCACTTTCTAACCACTCCTTAGCTTCTTGATTCTTTACTTTATCCTTCGGGAATTTATAAATAAGGGCTTCGGTGTTTCCTTTGTATGATTTACCTATTGCAGCGAATGGTATTTCAGCTACAAACATTTCTATATGTTCCTTTCTAACTACGGTAGTCGAAACTTTAACCTCATGATCTAAAACAAGATAATTAAGACCTTGCTGATTCTTTACGGTTCTATTCCATATGCCTTTAACGTGTAAATCCTGATGGCTATCTAATACATTAGTAGTGTTAACTGCTAAGTAATAAAAGTTATCATCCATTTCAATAGACTTGGTGCATTCTATCTTACTAACATCCATAGATTTAGCAGCTATAGCCGTCCCTTTTTCAAAAGACTTTAGTATTTGCGCTTTCTTGGATGCTATTAAATGAGCTTTATTCGCCTTTAATTCAGCGAACATCAACTCTTTTGATTGAAACTCCTTATCTAATGCTTTACAAACTATCATTTCGTAACTGTTTTATTTTTCTTAAGAACCTTTAGCTTTGCTTCCATTGATTCTCTCAACTCTTTTTGTTTACAACTACCTAAGCAATCGCAAGTATCGCAATTGTTAGAAAGTAACTTTTCTTCCATAGACTTAACTATAGATTTAATATTGTTCTCAGACATTTGTCGCTCCTTTCTTTAAATCATCGAAACCAACCATTTTAATAGCTGTTTCAAATGATGCGCCAGAGTCTACTAATGCTTTTAGTATCTCTGCCTTTGTTTTTATAAATTCTATACGATTAACCTCCACCTTCTGCATAGATGGTAAATGATCAAACGTCATAACTATCTTTTTCCCTTGCTCTAAATAATTAAATGCATTGCTCCATGTATTGCAAAAGTCATCAGCAGAAAATTGTATTGTGTTTTGTATGAAATCAATCATACCAGCATCAGCGTTGTCATAAGTACTTGATCCATCCGCAAACCAGCTAAGAACCTCTTTACTGATTCCGTAAGTTCCGAACACTTTAGCAGCGTCAGCAGCCGTGCTTTCATCATACATTAACTTACGCATATCGTTGGCTAATGATTTAATATCTACATCTGCATTAGTAGCCATTATACCGCTACTAAATATCGCTCTTTCTATTTCGTTCTTTTCATCAACTTCTAATGGTTGTCTAGTATTCATTTCTTGCGCCTTATTCGTAGCAACAAACTTAGAACTAAACTGTAGATTTATATTCTTAGCCTTTTGAGCTTCTGATATGTTGTGCAATGAAGGAAGTAACGCATCGATACGAGACGTTGATTTAAAAACGCTATCGTTAACCATACCATTAGATACGTCATAGAAGAACTCTAAATCAGATATTTTAATTGGATATTTCTTATCCCCTACAGTATACTCTATAACTCTTTCTTGCAATTGGTTAAAATCTCTTTCAGATATAACCATCTGATTAAGTTTATTAACATCTTTCCAATTAATACAAGAAGGAATTAAGTTGTTTAAGTATCTAACATTCTTAATATCGTTAGCCTTACCGCTATCACGTATCTTAATAATACGCACAACATTAGTTCCAAGTGATTTGAACCACTCGTGCTGTCTTACAAAATCGTTTTGAGATTGGAATGGGTTAGGGTTGGATATAACTTTTAAGAAGTCGTCTTTAGGTATTTCTTTTTCTGTATTTAAGTCTATAACAGAAATTCTACCACGTGATAACATAGTAGAACGAATATCTAGTGCGGTAAAAAGCGCTGGATTAGATAGAGACAAAGATAAGTAATCACATTTAGAACCAAAAGTGTCTGAACCATTTAACATAAATGACCAGCCACCTTGGCTATTACGCTCGGCAGAAATTTTTCCACCTCCAAAAATTCTATTATACCAGCTTATTGTGAATCATGAGCGGACGCCATAGATTTAGGGTTGTACAAAGACTTTACCACTATTTTAGTATCTTTTAAAGGTCGTATAATGTTGTAAACGCCACACTTACAAAGGACATCACCATCGATGATATACCCTAAATGACGACCACATGAATTACATTTACTTACCAAATTGATTTATTTAAAGCACAAATATAGTTATTTTTAATTAGATTCAATAAAAATAACGAATTTATTTTAAATTATTTTTGATATTAAGTATTTTTTAGTTATGTAAGTAGACTTTTTGAACAGAATCGAACTGTTATCTATTAGTTCGTAGCCAATTGTTTTATCCGTTAAACTACAAAAAGATAGTACTTCAGGAGAGACTCGAACTCTCAAATTTCAGGGTCTAAGCCTGTTGTCTATGCCAATTCGACTACTGAAGCAATTGGGTGTTTATTGAGAATCGAAATCAAGTATCTAGATTCACAGTCTAGCGCATTAACCAATTATACTATAAACACCATGTTGTTGAAATATTAGGACTCGAACCTAAACGACGAGAGTCAAAGTCTCGCATGCTGCCAATTACATCATATTTCAAAGTGTTAGTCTCTCCTAACAGTCACACCTGCATTTACGAACCCGATGTACTTCCTCGTCTAAGTGATAGGACTCGAACCTACAATAATCCCGATTCCAAGTCGGGTAACCACACCAATGGATCGCACTTAGATATAAAAAAAGCCCCCTATTTCTAGAGAGCTTAACTTGTATTTTTATAATAAATGATTTTCAACCAATCAAACCATCACTACCATATACAGCAAACTCCCCGAATCTTTTCGGTTGCGGAAGTCGTTGAATATGTATAGTATTATTGTTCATGCGGCTAAACTACAAAATTATTTATTACCAACCTAATATTTTTTTATTTATTTGTATAACGTGTAATATAATACCCGAAATCAATGTATTTGGGTAAGTTAATGCTATATGTAATTATTGTTTTTCCTGAACACTTCAACAAATTCATTAGCTTCTTCTATTGTATATCCAAACGAACTAACAGCTCTAATTAAGGCTTCTATCTCTAATCGTGAATAATCATGATAAACTTCAACCGTTCTATCAACGAAATCATTTCCTTTAACTCTCTGTAATAATATCTTATTTGCTTTCATAGTTATTGATTATAAAATTTGTTAAACAAAAATACAGCGAAATAAATTAAAAAACTAATAACCGCTGAATAATACACTAATATAAGCGCCACATCTCCTTTAGTGTGTGGTAAATCCTTTCCATAAGTTTCTTTATAGCTTGTGTCGTTACCTAATTTTATGTCATTGTAATCTATAACTTGAGTATTACTTAAGTGTATGTCAGTAATAACCTTATTAGATTGATAACCATTAGACACAAGAACCTTAATTTCTGCTGATTCATCTACAAAGTATTTAGGTCTCACGTACATTCTAATCTTATCTAATTGTATCTTATTTGGTTTCATAACGCATTATCTTTTATTATGTTTATCAATGATTGCATTGCGTCACCGTTTAAGTGTTCGGATTCAGTAGTGTAAAAACTATTCTCAATAGAATCTATATGCTTAAGGTATTTAATTAGTAACTCTAAGTGATTAATTTCTGTTTTCATTTAGTATTTAATTAGTATTAATGAAATAATTAAAATAATAACCAACATTAAACAAAAGTAATAAAATCTAAGAATAATAACTTTTTGTTTAAGGTCTCTTTTCTTGTATTCAGTAAGAATCCTATCCGCTTCTATTATTTCTTGTTTAGTCCAGTTCTTCATTTACTTCTATTTCAAAAGGTTTAACGTCTATGTACTTATATCTAAAAGACTTACTAATCATTGCATATAACCTTAAGTAGTATGGTAGCGCTTCTAATCTGCTTGAATCATACCTACCGATTACACCTCCTGATTTAGTTATCATGAATGCATATTCACTATTCTTCATCATCTTCATCGTCTAAAAATTCGATTATAACATCATCACTATAAAATATCATAGAATAGAATCCTGTTTCATCTACATGAAAACTTACTATCTCCATGTATTTATGATTAGCTTCATACATGTTGACATATTCGTCTAATTGCTCTGGGCTGCTTGCTTGTATTGTTTTGTATGGCATAATTATATGTAGTTAAATTCTATAGAATCATCAAATAAAGACTTATAAACTAACTCAGGATTTTCGTTTCGTAGAACATACGTAACAGCTTCGTCCGTAATTAAATTAGTTCTAAGTACTTTACCTTCATCATTTATTATCTCATTAACTCTTTTAATGTTTGGTCTTGGACTAATCAATGTAGGTGGCTGTCCTTGCTCATGTAAGCCAAACACAATAGGGTTTTCAAAGTCTAAATCCTTAACAAAGTAAGTTGCTATACCTCCGTTTAATAGCGTGTTGTAGTTTGCTCTTATGTATGTATGGTTAAAACTAACAGGAATAAAGAAATCTGATTCATCTGTATTAAAATCACCTTTTACAAATATAACGTCGTTTGCGTTTTTATCTAGTATTGTTTGTGCTTGCTTCTTAGATTCTTTGTTCCAGTTGTTTTTAGCAACGAATCTATAAGTCTTATATCCTTTTTCTTCTAGTAGTTCTGTGAACGTCATAATGTTAGTTTGTTATGTTTCTTAATTTTTTTAAGTTGTCTTTATTAGTCCAATTCCCTAACCCAAAAGATATGTGTGTTGGCTTATTAAACTTACTAATCAATTCGTCAGTTATTTCTTCGAAATCGTCTGAAGATATCTCTAAATACTTCTCGTTGTCTTTAATTATTATCATAATTATTAGTTTTATTAAAGATACAAAATATTAACTACTCCGCAAAGTAAATTCTACAAGGCAAAGAAGATTCTACTCCCTTTTCATCCCATCCCATCCCTTTGCCTCTATTAACTTCTTTAGTAGTCTTTGTAGCGTAGTGTATTTGGCAACCGGCTATAATAACATGATTCTCTTCCGTTCCTACCTTAGCGAACCAATTAGCGCTTCTAGCGTTAGTCTTAACACCTAGAAAAGTGTCGTTTAATATTTCTACTTCTCCGTAAACAGCTTTGTATTCTCTTCCATCTGGAGCAATAAAGTAAGAGTCTGTGTTAATTAGATATTTTCCTTTCATCTTACTTTCTTTTGTATTTTATTCTAATAGTTTTCAATCCTTTTTCAAATCCATAACCTAAATACCCACAAGTGAAATCAATTAAATTGTATTCGTAATTAACATTGAATATTTTGTTTCTCATTAATGTGTATCGATTTAATTGCTTATTAACAAACTCATTAAGTACAAATGATTGTTGATTAGTCATTACTTCTGCTACATCAAATCTTAGAAAATGAATCTTCCTAAGCCTTAAAGCGTTCTTTGCTCTAATGTATTCTAGTTTTCTTTGCTTGTTATTCATCTTACTTCTGTTTAGGCATTATTAAATCACTAGACTTTATCTTGTTTGATTGGCTGTTGATGGCTTTTTCTAGTTTTTCTAGAGAACATAAAGCATCAATTAAATTTGGATAAGTGCCTAAATAAGCTCTCTCGATATTTACTCTCAATTCTTTAATTAATTCTTCCATATCGTTTTATTTAATTAGTTCTTTGTTTTGGTGAATGTTTCCTATTACTTCACATTCTTGTAAATATGCAGATGGTTCTATATTCCATTTATAAACCCAAAATTCTACCGGAAATACTTCGTGATGACCTTTCTTCGTTACGTATAATCTCCCAAGAATATCTCCCTCGAATATCTTCTTTCCGTTCTTGTCTTTAAGTCCTGTGTATTGTTCTACAACCTCATTAGTTAGACTTTTAATCACTCCTAATCCGTCGTCATCAGTATAATTTAAAACTGTTGACCCTAATGTAAAAGGCTTGGAATATCTATTAGCTGATTCATCCCATGCTCTAAATTCGTTTTCTCTCATGTTGTTTGTGTTAGTTTATTAGTTTAGAGTATTTATTTAATATCTCTATACACTTCTTTACTTTCTTTAAGTATTCTAGCTCTTCAACCCATGACACAGTACTTATAGATGTAGGTGTTTCCCTTCTTTTTTGGTCTATAGCATTTGACGCAATTAAAATAGCGTTTTCTTTACCCGTTTTATTTATCATGTCAATCGCTACATCTATAGGTCTTTCCCTAGTATCATCCATAATATTACTTTTAGTTTGTTAGTTTAAATTTAATCTTGATTAATTACAGATGTAGTTAGTTCGTCTAGTTCACTATTGAAAACCTCCTGAACAATATCTAATCCATTTAAAGCTAGTTCAATGAGGCAAGCACATTCTTCATTTGTTAGCGACTCATTCTCCAACTTTAAATACAATGATTTTACATGAGCCTTTTCTTTTCTGCATGCATTTATATTATTGCTTATTCTTAACGCTCTTTCAAAAACTTCTGATGTTTTCATAATATTAGTTTTAGTTATTAATACCACAAATCTACGAAATAATTCCGAACAACAACACAAAATACTTAATTTATAATAATTATAAATAACACTTATTTAAACTATTATATTAAAATGATAGTTTATGATCGAAATAGTTGTTGTACCTTTGGTGAAACTAAAATATATAATTATGAAAAACATTATCGGAAAAACTTACATCGCAAGCGACAACAGCTATTCAATCAATTTAACATATCCTCAAAGAGATTGCAGATTAGCTGGTTGTAATTTGTCTAGACCTAAAGCAACTAAAATAGTTTCTGAACCTTATCTATTCAGAATCAAGTCAAATGTTATGGATGAAGGATTTGAGCATGAATTTATTAATGTAGAATACAACGGAGATATATTCAGAGTGTTGTATAATGAAAGAAATATCAATGCTTCTTTAGCCGATAGAATAAAGATGCAAAACGAATTCAGGCAAATGTATGATGGTTTAATATAAAAAATATATAATTATGACACCAGAAGAATTTAGAATAAGTAAAGGTTATGGATTTGATTACTTTCAAGAGTTAACAGGCACGTGTATAATGCCTAACTACATTAATATAGAAAAGTTTGCTAAAGAATATCACGAGCATGTTAATGTTAAATTGGAAGAAGATATATGCGAAGAAATTAAACGCAAACTTCTTGACATAAACAAGAATAGACAAGTTCCAAGCGCAAAACACGATTTAGGATATTCTAATGGATTTGTCGATTGTTACGAATTTATGTCTAATAAATAAAACGAATAGCCATGAGTAAAAACAAAGAAGAATACAATAAATCATTTGTCATAAAAAATGTCAGTAAACGTTATGGATTTGAAAAAACAGAACTTAGTGAAGGAATTAGTTTTGTTTTAAATTGCAGTTTTTACAAAACAAAATATGATAACATTTACATAACAGACTACGACTTTAGAAATTATGATGATTTAGAGAAGAAAGACTTATCCATGTTGCTTTATAGGTGTAGTGGAGTTGTGAATGCACAAGTTATAAGTAATACATTATTGATAGATGAAAACGCTTTTAATTTTGTCTTAGATAACTTCATGTATGAATCCAGTAACAAACTATAACACTATTTAGAATCATTATAAACAAAATTACGTATAGATACACTACATATTTATACGTAATTTACTTTGTAAGTAGCTTATAAAACTATCTTAAGCTTAACACCTAAATAAGAACAACAATATCTTATAGCATCTAATATGTGATCGTCAACCTTAATTGGTTTATCAATCAATCCTAACCTATCTGTATCCCATTCATATTCGTCGTATTCGTTTATTAAGTTTATAGACGTATTAGTATAACATATCTTTGCTCTTTGCATAAAAGAAATACCACTAAATACACTACCTGCATTCTTAAACGCTGGCATTGCATTAAAACCTGCTCTACGTAGTTCCAGTATCTTTTCTGGGCTTGCGCTATCACACACTAACGGTCTAGCTTTGTCTACTCCGACACGTTCTAATTCATAAACTAAACCCTTATTCATTTTTCTTTCCGGCTTATAGAGTAGTTCATGAAAATAAAAAGTTCCGTCATTGTATTTAACTGCACCTAATGCAGTAGCGTTAGTTTGCCCGAAATCCATACCGTAAAAAACATCGTAAGGAAGTGCTAGCCATTCAGTAGAATGTATTTGCTTCCAGTTATTAAATATCTTGTTTGGTTTCTCTGACTTCTTTCCTTCGCCATAAACAGACCAATGGTATTCGCTTGCAGTACTTTCTTTTTCATTCTTATTTGCTAACAGTATATCGCTCTTAATCCTTCCTTTGATGCCTTTAGAGTCTAAAAACTTTTCCAAATCGTCGTGAGGTGTTCCAATTAAGCTTTCTAAATCTAACTCCTTGCAATCAATAAACTTGTTAGATAAAGGTAAGTAAGAAAGTATGTGTTGTTTTTGTTCTTCCGGACAAAATGGATTATCTCTAAAAGTACTATGAATAACAATAACATTACTCCTTAGCTTCATTTTGTCTATGTAGTGGTTCTGCTTTGGATTCCAATCTAATAAAACAAAATCTTTACACCTTTGTATTAGTTGGTTCATTACCTCCTCGGGGAACTTGTATGGCTCATTTACCCATATAACATCGTTACCCTTACCAATAATCTTTTCAACGCTATCAGCACCACTAAAAACGATTCTACTTTGAGATTGATGGAATGTATGATGATGCTTTGATTTGTTCTCCAAAACATTCCTTGTCAAATCTTCCTCTCTTAGGAACTTATCTAACTGCTCACCTGTTATTTCTCCCTTTTCAAAAGACTTTATTCTGGATAACGGGTCTTTCATCCAATCAATAAACTCCGTTTCTACATTTTCCCTACAGTCCACGGCAGTTTCACGCAAAACCATTACCCGTTTACGCTTATTAGATATACAATACAAATACAATATTTGAAAGAAAGACCATGTTTTAGACGATCTACTACTTCCCTCATTTACAAAAACCTTATGTACTCTTTTTCCGTTTTCGTCTCTTGCATGTATTGCGTTCCAATTCTTTTCAAATACTGGAGATACTTGTAATTCCATTAATCTTCATCAGGCTTAACTATTCTAACTACAATATCAGGAGATATAGTGTTTATCTTTTCACCATCACTAACAACGTCAACTTTATCGCCATATTTCTTAGGCTGCATCTTACTAAGCATCCATTTACGAGCATCTATTCTTAATCTTGACCTTTGCACCACCTCGCTATCAACAACCTCTCTGCCGTCTTCTAATACCTTTTTGTCGCGTGTTGATTCGTCTGCTATATCTAGTATTTCTTCAAAGATTGAATCTGCTCTTTCTTCGCACGCGCACGCGTATTGGGTACTTAAGTTATCATCTTCACTTAACCATTTATTAAATAACCTTCTTGAAGGTAGGACATCCTTATCTCTATTTTCATTCAATATACTTCTTAAGCTTTCTTTTTCAGCTATTCTATTAAACACTATTTCAATAGCATTGCTTTTTAGTTCTTCCGTCCAATATTCTGGTCTCGCCATTTCTATTCTATTTTTATCTTACCTTCTCTAATATATTTAAACAATTGCTGAATAAAAGATATTGTGAAATCCTCGTTTCCTTTTTCGTTATGTATATCAATCGCATACTTAAAATGATTAAAATAAACATCTTTTTCCTCAAAGTGCATTATAGTATCATGCACTTCCTTTCTAACATCATCAACGAACTTCTTATTTAAGTGATAGTCCTCTATTATCTTAATATACAATTTATCTTTGTCGTGTTCTTCCATGTTGTTTATATTGTTTAATTAAAAGAAATTGGCCTATCCCACAAACTCAATAAGAATATGCTATTAATTTAATTTATACTTAAAATTTTTAGTATTTGGCCTAATGTATTTTTATTTGTGGCTTATCGCATTGAATACATTTACCACCTACTGTCCAAATAAGTCCAGAATCGCATTTACAAGTCATTACACTAACTAAGTTAAACTCTTTAAGTCTATTGTGCAAAAACAAGTCTATATCTTCCTCGTAAGTGCTGTTATTGTTTTGCAAACTGTTTTCGTGTGCGTATTTCCAAAACTCAATTAATAATTCTTTCATCTTATTGGTATTTAGTTTATCTAATCACTTACAAATATATAGTTTATAATTTAGTTAGTCTCTTTTTCATATATTAATCTTTTAGCATGTTTTTAGTTATTTCACCAATTCTAAAGGAATCGTTAACCCAAGTCTTATTGACTCTAACTTGTCTTTTGCCTGTTCTTTTTTCTGTTCTTGTTTGAATTATTGATATCCAACCTAAACTTTCTGCGCAAGATACATCACGCCATTTGTTCCAATCTCCAAATAAATATTTATAAATTTTAATCATAGTTATTATCTTTTATCTAAAGTAGTATTTAAAACACTCTAGTATTCTTTTTATTTTGTTTTTCCTGTTATTGATCCTTTTTTATACCGTAAGCGAATACATATCCATTAACTTTAACATATACTAATGTGCTAGTTATACTCATATGAAAATGGTAGTTATTAAAATCCCCCTTAGAAATGTATCCGTTATACACCTTTTTATCTCCATCTTGCTTGACGCAACTAAATATAAAATTCAAAGATCCGCTATCGAATAAATCAGAATCTATAATTGCAACATTCTCACCTACATATATTTTAGCTTCATAAAGCAAATTATACACATCAACACCTAAATGTTCAACAACTGTAAGATTATATGTTTTATCCTGAGAAAAACTAATAGTTGAAGATAATAATACTAATAATAAAAGTAATTTTTTCATAATTTAATTGTTTTAGTTTGTTTTGTTTAATTTTTAACACATCCACCGCAATGGCTTTCGTTTAATTCAGTTTCTTTAATCTCTAATTGTTTCTTTAGAGCGTTAATTTCTTTAGTCCATTTCTCCATGTAAAAGTTGTTGCTTGATAATAGCTTCTTTTGGCTTTTAATGGTTTCTAATACATTAGCGTATTCTTTAGGCTCTAGTATTACTTTACCGTTAGATAGTAGTTTCATTATTCAGATTTTATTTTTAAACCAATCATTTACACACCATCTAATTAAAAAGAAAAGAACGTTACTCCATACAAATAGAAGAAATAAAAAACCCCTGTTTGATTCAGTATCTAATTTACTTGCAATCCAATTATAATCAAAACTTATAAACCATCCAACAATGTAGACAAGAAAGTAAAATAGTGTATATAAAAATAAATCAATAAAAAAATACTTAATTCGTTTCATTTTACTTAGTTCTTATATTATTATTAATAAACCGATAATATTATATAATTTAAATTATTCATCGTCTACTATAAAGTTGTGTCCATACCACTTCAATTTACTATCATCGCCAAATCCATAATCTTCAAGCATGTGTTCAATCTCTTTATTTGTTTTATCTTCAAGGGTTATCATTTGTTCAACTATTGCCTTAATCGCTTCATCTCTTGTAATGTTAATTGTACTTTTCCATCCCATAATATTAAAGTATTTACAACACCTTATAAAATAAATTTATTTTAGGCGTTTGGTTAATTTTAGTTTTGTTGTTTGTTAATATTATTAATTAATTCTTTAATCTTATCCTTTGGCTTAACCTTGTTTCTTTTAAAATCTACATAAGTTAAGTATATGACCTTTAATATAAAAGGAGATAACACCAATATCCAATTCCAATCTATTTCATTAGTAAGCTTTAAACCTATAAATAGAAGTAGTATTAAATCGGATAGAGGTGTGTTTTTCATGTTAGTTGAATATATTGAAAACGATTAATGCAATTAAACAAGCTAAAGCGTACACATACATCTTAGTTTTTATCTTATCAAATGCACTATCTAGATACTTATTATGGTCTATTATTTGTTTCGTATTCTTATTGAGTTTAAACAATAAAGAGTAAATTAAACTCATACCAAATAGTTGCAGAAATGTGTAATCAGTAACAAAGTCTATACTGTATAGCTCTGCTATTTTAAATACACAATAAGAACCTACTAACGACAATGCTATTGCTGAAAATATAAGAAGCAAATAGCTAGCTAATAATTTCACGTTTTCTTTTAATGTTCTTTCTTCTTTCATCTTACTTACTTTTTAGTTTGTTAATTTGTTCATTTATACTATCTAATTCTATTAAAAGATAAGATCGTCTTAATTCTAGGTCTTTTAATATATCCTTCTTAGGTATCTTGTAAACTGGTTTTATGTTTACTCTTACTTCGTGACCTTGTGAGTCTATTTTTGTCATGCAAGCCATTGATTATATTATTTTAATGGTGTTTTTTTCTTAGCATAAGAATTACCCATATTAGCTATGCTTATTTTCCGTTTTGTTTCTTCTGAATGGTTAACTTTACTTAGTCCTAAATCATGTGAATGTTGACTATTTTCTTTAGCAGTGCACCACTCTAAATTTGAAACATTATTATTTAATTTATTACCATCAATATGATTGACTTGAGGTTTATTTAAAATATTTTCAATATAGGTTTCCGCTACAGCCCTGTGTACTTGTTTTACTTTCATTTTACCGTCAATCCAAATACTAACACGACTATACCCCTTAACAATAAATTGTCTTAACTCACCTCCTTTACATCCTTTTCTTCTTTCGCTAAATATCCTTCCACAATCTGACACTTTGTAGTTATCACTTTCTTCTAAGTGTTTTAATTCTAGTTTCATTTTAATGAGTTTTAGTTATTTTATCAAATTTACGAAATTTTTTTCATAAATCTCTTGTTTATATGATTTTTATACTTATCTTTGAGCGTTGGTTATTCATTTTGGTTAGTTAGTTTTGAGCCTTCTCTATTTATTTAGGGAAGGCTTTTTTTAATTCACTTAATCTACGCTCCCAGTAATCAATCAAGTGATAATATTTCATTCCTTCATCAGCGTCATATCCATAAGGATTTACTTCTGATTGTAGTTTTTCGTATCTTGCTATAATTTCCTTAATAGCTTTTATTCGTATTTCTTTGTTGATTTTCATGTGTTAAGGTTTTGATTAATTAAACTCCATTGTTTAGCCATTGCACTTGCTATTCCTGTAAAAGTTTTGCTCCTCGCTTTTCTTCTCTCCTCTTTAGGAAGTTTAAGCGTTTCAAAATGCAATCTACTGTCAGTCCTTCCACTTTTATGTATTATTATATCCGGCTCTACTATATTGGTGGGTTCTAGTTTTGGCAATCCAACAAGCCATAGGCATGTACTTTTTCTTTCTGCATGACCATATTGATAAGGTTGTATTATTTGAGTTGGCTTTTTGTATAATCTACTCATTATTCCAATAGGATTTTCAATGTATCCCTTCCCTACTTTTTCCAAAGCCATTGCGCAATTAAAGAAATGCGAAACCGCTTCTAATCTATCCTGTTGTATAGTCGGAAACCTTTCTGCATATTCAGGCTTATAATATTTATTTGCCGCTACTGTTAGCCGTGTGCATTCCGGATGCATACCTAAAAAATCTGGATTTATTTTTTCAATAGCTTTTAAGTAGTCCATTTGCAAGTGCCTTTCTGGATATTTACCACTTGAAGGAAGTAAATCGCAGCTATAAGCATCATGTCCAGCCTCTAAAAAAGCAGTCATTACTGTCTGGCTTTCTTCATGTGTTATTAATACTTTCATTTCAATTAAATTTTAAAAACATATTACAGCTACTCCAACACCTATTTTAGTATACCTTAATACCCTCATTGGATTTCTTTCGTTAATCAAATCAAATTGGTATCTATCCATATATCCTACAGCGGTGTATAGTTCTGTTCCTTGTTCGTCTATTAATACTAGTTTTGTAATTGTGCTTTTTCCATCTTCCACTAATATACCATCCATTTTCCATCCTCCGGATATTACATTTAATTTTGATTGATGCAATACACCGTTAATTACTAATATAGCTTCTGTAGGCTCTCCACACTTATCTAAGAACGTAGGAACTGTAAAAGACATGTTTAGTTCTTCGTATTGTGTTTCGTGCTTACCGCAGGATATTATCGTTAAAATAGTTAGTATGGTTAGTAGTGTTTTCATGGTTATTTATTTATTTAAGTATTTTAGTTCCATAATTTATTTTTTATTTAAAATATTACTTTTGTGCTTATATACATGTATTGCATTTTAAAGTTAAGCACAATTAAGGATTATATTTAAAATCATTTATATCTATTCCGCATTTTTCAATATTTATAACTGCTAAATCATAATCGTACGCTTTTATAACTAAGTCTAACCAAGTTTCTTGTTTGTGTGTGAACTTAAATTCTTTCATAATTTATTTGTGATATTTAGAACCTTGTTTTTCAAAGTATTTTGTTTCCTCTGGTAAAATAAATTGTTCAGATATTAATTTTATTTTTTTCTCTTTAACCACATGCTCAACACCTATTACAGCAGAGTTAATATTTACATCGCTTAATTCAATAGCAATCTTGTTCGCTAAAGTGCTACATTCTAATCCAACGTAACCTATTACACCTATCTTTTTTCTCACTATACTACAGTTTTATTCCATTATCACTTAATAAGATTTCTAGTTCAAAGTCGAAATTATCCTTTTCGTTATTGTATGTGATTTCTTCAAGCTTCTTCATTTGCTCATCTAAGAAGTTAAATAAGTTGTTTAATCCTTCTTCTTTGTTTTCGTTTTTGTACATGATTATCCGATTATAAAAGTTAATACTATAGCAACTAAAGGTAATGTCATTGCTACTCTGTAAAGTTTGTTTGCTTGTTGTTGTGTTAATTCTAAATGTTTCATCTTGTTGTGGGTTTTAGTTTTTTTAATTAACATATCTTCTTTACATTATAAAGAAGCCATTTTTATTTTATGTATTTCAATTATCATTTTTTCATTACCCAACTTAGCAGAAGCTGATTGCATCAATTGACAAGCCTCTATAAAAGTTATATTCATTTCTATTGATAAGTTTTTTATTTCATTTTTTAGTTGTGCAGTTGTCATAATTTCTATTTTTTAGTAGTGGTTAATTCCTTTCTACACTTCAAAGATACAACAACTAAATAGATATTCAACTATAAAAACATAATAAAGTTTAATTAATCGATGAAATACACTTTATTTTAACATTTAATCGGCTTATTGGTGAATACATTCTATAACAGTTAATAAAAAACATTAAAACGTTTTTACAAAACGCTATATAAACAAAAATTAAAAAAGGTCATCGTTATTTAACAAGCCTTTTATTTGCTTACTTCGTTGTTCCTTTCCTTCTTTTACACCATCTTCAATACCTTTTTCATATATGGCTTTTACCACATCTTCCATTGTATCAGTTTTGTATATTTTTATATGTGATTGTGTCACATTGCACCAGTAGTTAAAAGGCTTTAATTTTCCTCCATCTCTGATTATTCCGATTTTTTCCAATTGTTTTGTTGTCATATCTTTTTTAATTTCAGCTCATATACCCGTATGTTACAGAGCATTTAAACATTACTCTTAAGATATTTAACTTGTCTATTAGCATAATCTGCTATCTTTTCCATATCGCTTAAATCTTCACCTTTATTTCTTAGTAGATACTTAAGTATGTTTCCTTCGTTAAAATCTAAGTTCCAATGCTTAACTAGATCAATTACATCCATTCCGTTAACTAGTCTTGAACTGTATCTTTCTGGTTGTTTAATTTCTTCTTTAGCTGTTGGCAATCCTTTTAATCTTATTTCATCGCTTTTAGATTCCCAATAACCGTAATTCTCTGGAGTTTTATTCCACTTAAAAGATTGTAAAGCATCTACTAAAGTATTGTATACTGATATGCTTGACAATTTATTTACTGGATACTTTCGTAAGTTTGAAAGTAACATAGTTCTTAAATCCTCATCTTGAACATCTCTAAAGTGTTGCATTGCTGTTTTCATATCCAAATTGTTTTTTAATACGTTGTTTTTCTTTTTCTATTGATTCTATATTAGTTAAGTATAAGTACTTGTGATACTCTTCATTTAACTTAACTAGTTCTTGTGGTGTTGCTGTTTTCATAATTTATCTACTCTAAGTAATCATCATAAACCATTAAAAGAATATCAGCGTCAGAAGTTTCGTTTTTACATATTATAATATCCTCATTTTCTTTCTTAACTAATAAAATTAAATCCTCTAAAGTGTTTATTTCTTCAAATCTTGGCTCTCCATGACTTGCATAAATTATTTCTGCTTTTATTTTATTAATTCCATTAGGTTTATATTATCTACTAAAAATGTAGACTCGTTAAAGTTTTTATTTTTTTCTTCTTGCATCTTGTTAATTAAGTATTTTGTTTCAACCATAGACAATAAATCATTTAATATTCGTTTTGTTTTCTTGTATATAGTTGATTGATCTAATATCATTTTGTGAGCGTGAGCAACCGTAGAGAAGTTAAACGGACTTCTATTTGAGTACTTAAGGCTTAATCCACCAACACTATCTAAGCTATCTTTACAATTAGTATAGCAAACAGCGAAATAAAACTGTCTAGCTAAACATATTTCTTTATCTTTTGAATTGTAAAATATTTCTTTAGGTGTTAAATTAAACCTATCACATACTATTCTTAATACTTCCTCTGTGGATACTATTTCTTTATTTCTTTTTCTATTCATTTTGTTATTAGTTTTCAAAATTTGTCTTTATCTACAATATTTCAAATGTTTTATCATATTACGATCTAATCTATAAAGTGTAATTAATTTTTGGTCGCAAAAGAAATATATATTTTCACCATATATTCTGACATTATTACAAAATTTATAGTCAAACCATAATTTTGTAATATACCTCTTCAAACTACCTTTTGTATCTTTATGTTGTACACCTTCTTTATATGCTTTTTGCATCATCTTATCAAGAACTTTAGATTTCCATTTAAGTCTTTCTTTTGCTCTATCGTAAGCGTGTTCAGTAGCGACACAACATATATTATCATCTGAATTATTTTTTTGATTTTCTTTTCTAATATCTTCTAACATAATTCTAGATTTTCTTTTTTCTATTAATTCTTTTATAGATATTTCATCGTTTCCTTTAAGCCAATTGCACGGCCTACACAGTATTTGACCATTTGTATTGCAGTCATTACCACCTTTACTTAAAGGCTTTACATGGTCAAACGTTAGGTTTTCTTCTGTTCCGCAGCAAATACAACAATCTTTATGTCCAGCTTTTATAAGTGATTGTACTCTTTTGGGATTATTATTCATTTTGTTGTTTGTTTTTATAACATTTATATAAAACATTAAAACGTTTTTATATATGGTAGTTAACTACAATGCTACATTAGTGCATTACAATAAAGTATTTTACCTAATTTAAGCACATAGCATTTTTGCTTTTCGCCACTCCACTCAACTTTTGATTCTCCAAATTCAATACCTAACAATTCAACTTTCATTTCAGGACAATTTTTAGCATAACCATTTTTAAATATTATATAATCAAAAGGTTGCTCCACAAGAAAGTTTTTAAAACGTTTAGTCCAATAAGGTTTTATTTCTCTATATTCTTCTGTCTTAATTCCTTTTGCAATCATTTCAAACCACTTTCTTTTCAGGGTTAGGTGTAAAACCCTACCAGTAGATAACAATGTATATAATTCAGGCTGTGCATCTGTTCGTTTATATTCTTCTGTACTTATCATAGTTTTGTTCTTTATTTATTAATATTTTGATTATTTAACGACATAAATCATACATGCGCTCCGTTAGCGAGAATTTAAGTCTGATTTAAATATATTCAAGTCTCGTTCAATAGTCCACTTTGTCATTGCTGTATCACTATCACCTAATCCATGTTCCTTTATTTCACTTAGTTGGTATTCTAATTTAGCAATGCGATGTTTAAGTTCTGTTTTATCGTAACTCATAATTCTGTTATTTTAATTAAGTCGCAATGCACTATATATTCAACATTATAAATCTACTTAATCTTAATCTTACCGCTCATAATCTGCTCAACTAAATCAAGTCCTTCTTTAGAAGCTAAATCATTACTTGTAGAAGCCGATAATAATTCATTCAACGTATCTAATACATCTTGCGTTAAAAGCTTGCTAGAGGTCTGTAAATCGGTTTTAACTACCCTATAATCTCCATCTACTGTAAAATCATTTCGACTCTTTGTGCAAATGTTGTATTTTAAAGTGTTTAAGTCTAATCCTGTGGCTACCATAGAATCATAAACTTTTATTGTGTTTTCTTTTTTGTTGTGTACTATGTATGTTGTCATATGTTTATTTGTTTATTTGTATTTATATGTAAAATATTTAAAATTTTTTATATACGGTAGTTAGTAAAAATGAAAATTATTCGCTTTCGTAAATTTCAAGACCTTTGTCTGTTAATCCTAAAACGTGTAAATCTTCATCATCTGCCATTCCAGCGCAAGTTTCTATGACGTTAAAGTTTCCGAAAAATTTAGAGTAAGCATCAGTCAACTTTACATTGTGTCCGCTAGGTGTTAGTTTGTCGTCACCAAAGGACTCTATTAAGTCACTATTATATGCGTTTAAACATCCATATTGGTTTACAAAAAACACACCTAGCTTTTCGCAGTCTTTATAAGCACGTTTTAATCTATTAAATGCTTTCTGTTGTTCTTTATTCAGTTCAAATAAATCCATAATTTCTAGTTTTATTATTGCTCACCAAAGGTAATCTATTTAAACATATAAAACAAATAAAAAGTTTAAATAATTAGCATTTTATCTTTTACATCTAGCAAATAAAGGCGTTTACGTAGTTCTAAGCTTGTAGGATTGGTATTAGGTATCTCAGATAACAACTCATCGACTACTCTGTAGCTGCATTCTATTTGTTGTATTTTTGTTAATCCCAAATCTTTAAAGAGTGCTTTTATTTTATTAGCACGCTCTTTATATGTTAGATTATGTTTAATTGTTATTGTTTCCATTAAGTTATTTTATTCACAATAAATAAATAAGCGTTCAGTACTTATTTTGTTACCACCAGATACGCCATTTGCAGATAATTGACTTTTTGTATCTTTTTGCCACACGCAAACGAAATCACTTGGCGCATTGTATTCACTTACGTACACTTTATGTCCTTGTTTACTTTTTGTTCGCACCCAATCCCAAAACAAAATATGATTAAAGTCTGTTCTATCTACATACTTAGTTGTGTTTTTATAAGGTGGGTCGCAATAAATAATACTATTTTCAGGTATTTCTAAATCATAGTAATTTTTATTAAAAAATTTAACACCTTCCAACTTCGGTGCTTGTTTAAGCATATTCTTTTTTGATTCATTTTGGTAATTTCTTATTTTACCCTCTTTAGTTTTTACAACACCAGCACATCCACCATTAAAGTAGTCGCCACTAAAAGAGCAACCAAAACCAATCCAACCAAGAGTTTTGCTGTCGTATTCTATTTTGTTACTTCTTGCGTGTTTATAATCTTCTTTGCTTACAAAAAAGTCTGGCATCCATTTATCGTAAACAATAGCTTTCCACATCTCAATAAGTTCCGTGTGTATGTCGCTTGCTATTCGGTTTCCTTCTACTTTATCAATTAAGTTCATACCACCAGCAAATGGCTCGACATAGTACTGTCCTTTAGTTCTGTCTTTTAATATAATTGGCAACAATTCTTTTGCAAACCTATTTTTACTACCCATGTACTTCATAATCTTAGTTTTTGTTTAATTTCTTGTAAATATGTTCTAATGTTTGTTCTAATGCTTTGTTAATGCTTTTACTATCATGTTTATATTCTCCTATTGTTTTTTTGTTCTTGTACATTAGATTAAAATTATCTTCTATACAAACAGCAAATTTATATCTAGAATCGAATACAGGAAATACTTTTATTCCGTTTTTAATCATAAAAGCAAGATGTGTGTTAATTGTTATTTCTTTCATGACTTAAATTTAAAATGGAACTTCATCTTCTTTTTCTTCTTCTCCTAACGGTGCAAAAGCTTCTGATGGTGACATGTATTTAATTGGTTTTTCTTCCGCTTCTGGAATTGGATCAAGTTTCTTTTCTGCATCATAGCCAATTAAAGAAAATAACGGCTCTTCTGTTCCTTTTCTGTAATATCTTCCGTTTACCGTTGAATAATTAAATCCTATCTTTTCTCCAATCTTACCTTGAAAATTAAATTTAGTTTTCATGTTATAAAAGTCTGTTCCTTCCTCTACATTTCCATCTAGACTTTCCCAAGTTCTATAAATTGAAAATCCATTATGTGTTTGGTTTCTAAAATCAGCAGAACCACTAACATCATATAAAGTAGGTACACCATATAAACCATCTTCTCCCTTTGACATTTTAACAGGGTGAGCAACTAGTATTATCATCACATTATTTGCTTGTGCAAAATGCGTTAACTTGGTTAGAACTATATTTATTTGCTCCAGCTTATTACCAGAAGGCAAGAGAACTTTGTTAAACGCATCAATAACAAATATGTTAATACCAAAAGAAAACATTTGTTCCTTGAATTTTTCCAACAACCAATCCCATGTTGGTAAAGTATCTCCATCTGCACCAGTTAAATATACTTTTTCATCAGCCCACTCAACATAACTGTTAATTTCTTCTTCTGTTACTCTTGGAATAAGTCTTTTACGGTCGTAATTATAAAGCGTGTTGTCTCTTATCTTTTCTCTTGTGTCATTGTCTAAGTGATTCCAAAAGTTCCTACCTACAACCTTCTCCATTAAGTTTGTGTGATACAATTCCATTGGACTATGCTCAGGGCTAAACCAACTAGCTTTTAAATCATAATCATTAATCAAGTTTAAAACCATCCAATCTGTAAAGTTAGATTTTCCGTGCGATGGTATTCCAGTTCCTACAGTTAATTGACCAAGCATTAAACTAAATATATCTTTAAACCCTTCAAAGAAATATCCTTTTGGCGCCATTGTGTCAGGAAGTCCATTTCTATAAAGATTTAAAATTCTATCTTTCAAGTCGGAAGCCTTAAATGTTCCACTTACAGGAAATTTCTTTATATTCTTAACAGATGTAGACAAAATACCTTTAATTAAATCTCCGTTTGCATCTTTGTTTTCAAACTCTATAAAATCACATCTATAACGCCCAAGCCTTTGAGCAATCTTTTCTTTTAATGCATTACCTTTTTCGTCGTTATCTACAGCAATCACAAAGCGCTTTACGTCTTTTAAATACTTTTCAGAGTTCTTCCAGTAGTCGTCATTATCGTTTGCTCCATTAGGAACGCTAATACTACTTTTCACACCTACTTCATACAAAGCCATACAATCAAATTCCCCTTCACAAATCCAAACTACATCACTATTGATTACTGAATTAATATTGTAAAATATAGAGCGTGTTCCAGCCGATTGCGTAAAGTTCTTCTTACTGTCTCTGTACTTCTTGTTTACTAATACATCTTTTTCAAAGTAATTAAAAACTATGTTGTTTGTGTTTTTACCTATAGCTGGTTGATATTGTTTCTCTTCGGTTATGTTAAAAGCTTTTAAAGTCGATTGTGATATTTTACGTGTATCTTCAATGTACTTAACCATATTATCAGATAACTCCGTGTAGTTCTTCCAATCTTGTACAGGTAGTTTGTAATTCTTTTCTTTTACTTCTCTTGATTCTGATTCTCTAAAAGTTAAAGATTCACAATAAAAACACTTACCTACACCATCATTGTGATAAACAACTAAACTTTTATCTTTTTTATCAGACCTAATATCGTCACAAGATGGACACCTTAATTTTTCAGTTCCCCTTGTTTTCTTAAAGGGTAGTGAACCCCATTCTATAAAATCGTTACTCATTTGAAAGTGCTTTAAGATATGCTTTATTCGCTTCTACTTCTGAATCAAAATAACCTAAGTGTATTTTTTTTCCAGATATTGTTATGTTTGAAATAAACTTATTGTTTAGTTTATGCCAAGAAACACCAGTAAGTCCTTTTGATGTTTTTGATTTACAAACATTCATTCTTGATGTTATCCATTGAAGGTTGTCTAATTTATTATTTAATCTATCACCATCAATATGATCAACAACTAAGCCTTCTCTAATACCTAAAAAACTCTCAGCCACAATCCTATGAACTGACATAGTTTTTCTTTTTTGACTTATATTAAAAGTTATGTACATATAACCTCTTTTTTTGTTTAGTGTTGGTTTTCTTAAAACACCTTTAAAAGTTCTTATTCTTCCATCATCAAAATTAACAACTCTATCTTTGCTTCTTACATTTCCTAAATCAGATACTTGATAATATTTTTCAAAACCAAGTACGTCTATCCATTTTTCCATATTAAAAAGTTATTTGTCGTTTGATTGCTTTATTAGTTTCTTTGTTTTCGTTTACCTCTAAACTCTTTTTATTCCAATTCCTAAAATGTTGTGCAAAGTCTTTAGGCGTGTTACTTGTTTGACCACCACTTAAAACATGACTTATGTATTCATCTAACCTAGATTTTAAATGCTCTAAATCTTTGAACTTATTTTCTTTTATATTTAAAACCGCATTTAAAACTTGTTCGTTGCTTAAGTAGTTTTCTTTTAACCTGAATACTGGATAAATAGAATCTTGATTTAAAAAATTGTTGTCGTTTCTTTTTATCGTCTCATCTACTATTTTATCTTCTTTTATTCTATTATCTTCTCTTATGCCTTTTGTTTCGGTTTTGTTTCGGTTTATATTGGGTTTAATTTCGGTTTCTTTTGGCTTGTTTTTTCTAGGCCTACCACCTTTAGAACCGTTAATACTATTGGTTTTGCTTTGATTTGTAGCCTTGTCATATTGAACATCTAAAAACTTTATGTTTATGTTTTTATCATCATCTAAATCTATTACACCCTCAGAAATTAACTCGTCAAACTCTTCTTGGTAATTAAATCTTCTTATAAACTGCTTGTGATTTAGTTTACATTCTCTTTGCCAATAATACGAGCATATATTTATAAACAATCCTTGAGCCGCTAATGAACAAAAGGAAACGTCTTTAGTTAGATACTCTGCCGGTTCAAACTGAAAATACGGTAATTCCTTAGCCATTATATTCCTTTTACGATGTTAATTTCAGTTCTAAGTGTTTTAGCTAATCTAATAGCTGTACTTACATCAAGTATTACAGGGTGTATAATACTTGTTGTGCAATCGTAAAAGTCTATTTTAATATGCTTAGTTCTTGAATAAGGTGTTGCTGTGCATGATTCTACAGTTACGTAGTTGTCACATTCGAAGTCTAAATGTTTAATTTGTATTTTAGCCATAATTTAAACGGTTTTAAGATTACCGATAACTATTAAATTAAAATACCCTCATAGTTCATTGAGGTACGACGCTCAAATTCCTATAAGGGTAACAAATATTTTTAAGTCGCTTTAAGTCGTACGCAACTATGAAGCAAATATAGTGTTATTTATTTAATAAACAATAACTATTTTAAATTTCTTTTTTGATAGTCCTTTTTAATTTCGGCTATTTGTTCTCTAGTATATTTGTATTGTCTTAAACATAAACAAATGAAGTGTAATTAGTATCTCTTCCGTTTAATATGTTTTTGAAATGTCCGTAAGAATATTGACTATGTATACTCGCTTGTTTGGCGCCATTATAAAAAATACCTGTTTCTAGATTTAAAATTAATCTTGAATGATGATGTTCTTCGCCTCTTGGGTAAATGGTTAGTTTGTTTTTAATTGCGTGTATTGAATTTTCTGAATGCGTACACCATTCTAAATTTTCAACTCTATTATCTGTCTTAATTCCATTGATGTGGTTTACACATCTTTTGTTTTCTGGGTTAGGAATGAAATTCAATGCTATTATTCTGTGAAGAAATATATTTTTCTCCTTTCCTTTTGAAGAAAATTTAACTCTTGTGTAACCTAATTTAGTAGGTTTTCTTTTAATTTCAACACCTTTTATGTATTTATATTTACCTCCGCTTTCAATTAACCTATCAATACTTCTTATTCTACCGCACTTTGTAACTTCATAATCAAGGTAACCTATAATGGTATGCCATTTTTCATTTTTAACATTGTTTGCATTTATTGAATTTTTCATTTTATTATTTTTTTATCTACGTTTTAAATCTTCTATAAACTTCTTTTGATAATATTTTTTGATATCAGCAATTTCCTCTCTAGTATACTTATGGTTTCTTTTTTTTATAGCATCCTTATCTAATTGCTCTACATATTCTTTTCCATACCTTCTAGATATTCCTTCCCTAAAAGCAACTTCATTTCCATTTAGAAAAACATTGCACTTGTTGCAGCAGCTATGTACATTTCTTTCGTCGAATATCATACCAGCGTATAATTCAGCTTTCCATATGTGGCTTGCATGTACTATTTTCATGTTAGTATCTCCACAAGCTGCACATTCTCTATTTGCGTCTCTTAGTCTTATCCATTTTTGAAAAGGCACTCTAGCTTCTTGAATCAATCTCGCTATCGATTTTAAAGACTCTCTAATATCATCTGCTTTCTTCTTTTTCTCTTTACCAGTTAACTGCTTAACCTTTGGTAGAAATTGCGTCTCGTAGTGTATTTTACCGCTTTCGTTTTCCATCATCCAATTAAAGTAACACGTTTGGCATAGTCCGTATTTGCGTTTTTCTACAGGCGTGTCTTTACCACATGCATCTGCTCCAAATGCTTTATTTTGTCCTTTACATGGTTTAGATTTTATCATGTTTATATAAATTTAAAAACCCCTAAGTTAATAGGGGTTGTGTTAATATATTGATAATCAGCTACTTATCAGAACGGAAGATCGTCCATATCGCTTTCGTTTGTATCTACTGTTTGAAATGCATCTACTGGAGGTGGTGGAGGTGTTGCAGAACCTTCAATTTTCTCAACCTTCCAAGCTGATGTTTTATAAAACTTGGCTGGTGTTCCGTCTCCTTTAGTGTATTCGTTTTTCTTTAAGTTAAACTCAACACGTACTTTAGTTCCTACTGGATTCATGTTTTTAAAATCCTTAGCGAATTTAACGTGTTCACCGTTTTTAAACATATCGAACAATCCCACTTGTGGATATAGTTCGATATGTGGGTTAAGCTCTGTAACTTCAAATTCTACATTCGCCCATTCTCCTTTGTCAGTTGTTCCTGTTCTTGGTTCTCTGATTTCTGTAATTGTACCTTCAAAAATTAAATTCATTGTTTATTTATTTAAGTTATTTATTCTGCTAAATTACTACTTTTTAAGTAATTAACCTATTAATTTCTCTAAAGTTTCTTTGCTAGGAAACTCTATTAAGGTTCTAATCTACTTTTTATATTCTCTATATATTTTTCCATATAATGGTTATAGAAATCTTTAAAATCTTTATAACCTTTATTGTCTTGCTTCCACCAAACAAATAACACATTTCTCAACCTTTGGCTATGTGTTTTACTTGTATCTTCAAACTCACTATTTAATTTACTAAGCTCTTCTTTTTCAGACTCCTTATATTCATCTTCTTTGAAAGCTAAGAATCCAAACTTTTGATTGTTCTTCGCTATTAAATAAACTTGTTCTGGTGTCGGCTCTTGCGTGCTATAAGTTAGCTTTATCGTTCCGTCTTTAAGGCTTTGAAAACCCTCTTGTATAACTCCTATTAGTAGCATATGTGTTAATTTTATCTTTTAGAATCAATATAAGTATAAAGGTTTTTTTCTGCTTGCTTCTTGCTTTTTACAAGTTCTTTATAATGTGAATCATCTTTCACGTGATCCGAATTAGGAATTGTCTTTACATACTTAGCTCCTAATCCCTCTAACTCATTTCTTAATTGAAATTCCGCTAAGTCGCTTTCTATTTCAAATGTTGCGTTTAATAGTTTCATTTATGCGGTTTTAGGTGTTAGTTTTAATTTCATTTCGTCTTTAATTTTAACCGTTGCAGTTTGTTCTGGCTTACTAAATGATTTGTAAGTAGCTGCTAACTTTTCTAAAGTATCACAAGATGTTAAAGACTTGTTTAATATAGCCAAATGCATTGTGCTTTTCTCGCTTTGCGTTAATGCTTTTTCACTTGTGCTAAAGTCGTTAAATGTTTTGTTTAGCATTTCTATACTATCACATACTTTTAAACGCTCTAATAGTCTTTCTTTATTTCCTTTTAATTCTTCCTCTTCTTTTTGCTTTCTTTCCGCATTGTCTACATCATCTTCATCTGTAGCAATATGGAAGTACTTAAGTAAAAAATATCTTTCAGCATAAGTTAATGCAGAACCTAATCCTTTTTCCCAATCATTTTGACCGTTAGCACCAAATAGGTTAACATCTGTTTCCCCTGTTTCTGTATCAACCCAAGTAAAACGCATCATTACTTTTGAAAGTATTTCACTTTTTTCACCAAACTTTGTTTTATAATCTTGTCTTGTGTTTTCTATGTCAAGTATTTCAGTCTTAAGTAAAAGACCTTGCTCATCCATTATCGGCTTTATAAAAGACAATAACTTGTTTCCAGTTACATAATCATAGTTATGGCTACTTTTATCCTTAGAAAGTCCTTTAACTTCTTTCTGAATGTTTAATAGTTTTTTGTATATCTCCATTGGTTATCTATTTAAAAATTCTTTATACTCTTTTGCTTCTTTTCTTGTTTCTGCATCTATTTTTAATATAACTACTACTCCTATTAAAAATACTGTTGATGAAAATATTAGTATTGCCGTCATTACACTAGTTTTAATTTGTCGTTTGCTAATTCAGTTTTTAAAAATCTCTGTTCGCTTAGTATCTTATCTACCTCAATTTGGTTGCTAACTTGCGTTTTAACTTCTTTTAGTATTTCTACCTTGTCTAAGTCGTCGAATTTATTTAAGCCTGTTAGAAGCGCTTTTATAAAGTCTTTCTTTCGTTGTTCTTCATCTTCTGCATCAAATACAGATAAGAATGATTTTAGTTTGTTTATTGTCATAGTTTTATTTAGTTTTAAAGTCTATTAAAATGCTTTGTATTTCGTTAAGTCTATCTATCACTTTATAAACACCATCACAAGGCTTTACGCTTTCGTCAATGTATTTATTTAAAGCTTGTTCTATCTTAGGAAAATACCAAGTATTTGAACTTTTATACTCTTTTCCGTCTTTTGTTTTTAAATCAGATTCATATTCAAGAACCCAATTATAAGTTTCACCTGTTAATTTGTAGTTTTTATCTAGTATCATAATTTTATAGTTTTACCTCAATATCTAAGGCGTTGTTAATATGTATTTTGTTTGAGTTCTTAAGTTCCTTTCCATGCCATTTTAAAGCTAATGAATGAAACGTCTTTAGTTTTCTAACCGGAATATCTTTTCTTTTGTAAACCCAATTAGAATGAATGCTACTTGCTTTTACTCCAATCTTTTCTGATGCAAAGGCTAAGAATCCTGTTTTATCTTTAAAGTCGTTAAACAGCTTATCAATGCTCTTTCTGTAGGTTTCTGTTTTAATTTCTGTTTGCTCCATGCTTTTTAATTTGTTTTATTGTTGTTACTATTAATGCTATTGCTACTATTAACCCTAGAAGTACTAGGTTTTGATTATCTATGTTTGTCATATTACTTTCTGTTTTCTAAAATAATAATTATAACTAAAAAGATAACTGCTATTGGTAATCCTATCCAAAATGGCATAGTTACATACCACCAAGACCAATCTATTACGTTTGCTAACTTAAGTCCTACAAATAGAACTCCTAAAATTCCTAATACTCCTGCGCCTCCGTTTGAATTATTTTTACTCATGTTATTTATTTTTTAATTGTTCTTCTTTATGTTCGTCTATTAGTTTTAAATAGTAGTCCTCGTATGGGTGAGGTCGTTCGCTGTTCTGAATCATACCGTTAATAAATGGATCGGTAATCTCTCTAAGTATTTGCTTATCTAAATCCATTAGTTAAAGTAATTTCTGTTAAAGTCACTAGCATCATCCGCATCATCATAACCGTAAACTGGTTCGTTGTTTTCTTCTTCTTGTGCTTCCACCAACAAAGCTTGTAAAGTTGCTTTTTGATTGCTTGTAAATAATAACTCACAATCGTTTTTAGTGTAGTAGTCGTTTGAAATTATTAACTCTAAATCATCCGACTTATAACCTTGTATTGAAAATGAATAGTTTCTATATTCAAAATCAAATGCAAAGAAATCGTAATCGTGTTGTTGTTCTTTATTCTCAATTAGCTTGTTAAAAATCGAGTCTGTTAATTTTTGTTTCATGTTGTTTCGTTTTAGTTTTACAAATCTACAAATAAATTATTACATATAATAATAAAATGTCATTTATTTTTTAAGCGTTCTATTATTAATTATTCAAATTTAAGTAATTATATTTTATTACGCAACATAATAATTAAATATTATTAAAATAATAATATTGTTGTGCGTGTTGTTTTATTTTGTATATTTACGTATTAATAATTAATAAACTAAAACAAAATGGAAGAAACTAAAGAATTACACACTAGAAATAAATGTAACAAACTTGTTATGCAAAACGAGTTTGTTAAATACTTTAAACTTTATAAAAAGGTAAAATCTAATTTAGACCACTATGTTAATATGAGAGGCAGTAGCTTTGGTGTTGGTGTAGGAACAGATGAATATGCAATAAAATGGCAAGGAAATCAAATGCGTTTAGAAATATTAGAAGCCTTTTTAGAAGGTAGAAACCCTAACTGGTATTTTGCTTATTACCTAAATAACGAGGAAAGAGAGAGGCGAAACAAAAGTTATTGTGAATAAATAATTATATAAAAACAAACCCTGTGATTTAATTATTACAGGGTTTTTTATGCTTTAAATTTAAGTAAAAAGAAACCCATGTAAATTAATACACGGGTTGAATAACTAACAGCTTCACTACACTTAAAAGTGCTTCGGGTATTTCGAGGTTACTGGTTTTTATTCGCTACTGTTAACCTTTTTTCGCTCTTGTAACTTTGCTGCAATTCTCACTAAAAGTTATCCATTGAATGTTATCTATTGAATATCCTTTTAACGAATCTATTCTATCTATACTAGGTGTCGAAACTCTTTCATAATTTGTTTTTTCCCATAATTCAAAAAGATTATTAAAACTCTCGTCAGACATAGAGTATGAGTAAAAAACATTTTTATCTAATATTTCTTTTCCTAAATAAAGGTGGTTTTTATTTTTAGTTACTCCAGTAACTCTACTAAGCATATTTCTGTAACATCTAACCAAAAAACCCTTCTTTGTTTTTTCGTACTTCTTGGTGTTTTTGTTTCCATTATTAAGCCTTCTAATCCTTTGTTTCTTGTTTTCTATTTCTCTTTTATTCATATCTTTTTATTTCCATTTAAAGTAGTAAGGATTTGTACTGTGGCAATCTTCCTCAAAGTTGAATGTATAGAATCCAGATATTCCCTTTTTAAAGTTTGTTTGAACCCAATTTGATGAAGGGCTAAATGCTGGCATATTCCAATAGTAAAAGTTCTGAGCAGTTGAGTTGTCAAGTAAATCTTGATGACTGTCACCTTTTATAAAAATAACCTGCAATCCTTTACGCATTAAGTCATTTTCAATAAGATAGTTATCTATTTTTTCTATTTGTTTTGGGTCTAAGATAGGTTTAAATCCAAACTTTAAATTTTTACCGTCTTTACCGTGAGTAGCAACAAAAACTTTGTTTTCGTATATGTAGTGATCTATAAACTTTCTTTGGTTAATTACCTTTACATTAGTATATCTAATTTCTACAAACCTCTTAAAAGAAGAATTAACAACGTAAGCAAAAGAACCAGCGTGATTGTCGTCACAAATATTAATAAAATCTATTTCTTCAAAATGCAAATATAATTCATCTATTAATGATATTTTAAAATCAACACCCACATCAAAAGCTTTTTCATTATCCATGTTTTGAGGTAACTCATGACCTTTTCGAACAGTTTCACCATCCCATCCATCCATAAAATCACCTAAATCAAATATTACAAGCTTTTTTGATTTCTTAGTTACAAGTATTCTATTAACGAATAACTTCCTTCTTAACTCTAATTCTTTTTCGTCCCATTTACCACCATATAAACTATATCCGTTTGGATTTGGATTCATACCTATATGAACATCTGTTAAGATAGCTACATCAAATAAATAATTGTCTTTTTCGGAAAAACTAGGAGAGAATTTTATAGGCTTTACCTTTTTGTCTATATGTTTGTTTATCGCTTTTATTGCATACTCTTCTAAATCATCAAAATCACTACCCTCTTTTTTATATTCAGAAGTTACTACGTGGTAAGTTGGTTGAGCGTAGTGATAAGGCAAGAACTTTGCAGATGTTACTTTTTTGAAATCTATCTTGTATTTTATACAGAACTCTTCAAGGCTTAACATTTCGCCTTTCTCACTATTCCATGCAGATAATACAAATGGTTTATCGTCTATGTAATCGTTCGGAACTGTTTTTGATTCTACAATAACTTTAGCAACTTCAAGTACTTTACTTTCTTTAAATTCTTTTAAACGCTCTAATTCTTCTTTACTTAGGAAATACTTTGCTTGATTTCTTCCTTTTTGATGCTTCTTAAGTTCTAAGCCTAAGAAATTGGCTTTTTCGTCACTTAGTCTTTTTGGTGTTTTGCTCATGTTGTTTAGTTTATAGTTTATTAAATTCTCTAACGCTTAATTCAGTTAATAAATTTGTATTTTCAAAAGCAATATCTATTATGAATTTTATATCATCAGAAGTCAATTCTTTTGTTTTGTTTTTATTATGTATTTCCTTTATTCTATCTAAAGATTTGTTTCCTTGATTAATTAAGTGCTTTAGTTCTGTTGCTTTTTCGTAAATTGAATCTGTCATGTTGTTTAGATTAGTTTTTTAAATAGATTATTGATTGTTGTGGGTATTTTAGGAAATACGATAAATACTAGAATAACTAAAGATAAAATTATTACTAGTCTCCAGTTAGTGACTAAAGTAGTTTTATTCGTTTCTTTTAGTTCTTTAATTTCAGATTCTTTAACTTTTACGATTGAATCCTTTTGACTAATCAAAGCTTCTACTTTATTAAAGTCTAATTGTAAGTTGTTATCCTTTACCTCAACACGTATTGTATCGTTCTTTATAATGTAGACTTGCTTGAATTGTTTAGGTAGTGCCGTTACACTATCGCAAATCTCTTCTATAACCAAGCTAGAAAGTATCGGGGGGCTAACTTCCTTAGTTGTCTTTATATAAACACTATCTATTTTCTTTTCTGATATAGTGTGTAAAAATTCTTTTTTAGTTCCGCAACCCATCATTAAAATAACAGATGCAAATATTGCTAGTTTCTTCATGTTGTCTTGTTTAGTATATCTAATGACTTTCTAAGTATTCTTAATTTTTCCTGTCTATATGGTGTATTTGTTTTAGATAGTTTACCACTTTCTTCTTGTGCTAAATCACTCTTAAGCCAATTTATTAAATCTTTTAAAGCTTTTTCATTCATTTCATTATTTCTTTAAGTTGATCTAAAATATTTTGTTGGTTTACGCTATGATATAAATCACATACTCCGTTTTCGTCTATTGGATTAACTAATATTTCTTTGTGTTCTTCTGGTTTAGATGTAAACCTACAACACGTTTCTTTAACTTTGCAGTTTTCACCGTTGCACATTGTCATAATTAAATACCTACATTTATAGCGTTATCTAATATTGCTATCATGTGTCTAATTTCAGACATTTCAAACCTACCTTTAATTGTGTCCTTATATGTTGAAATTTCTAAATCAAAAAAATCTTCTCGATTTTCTACTTCTTTACACTTAATTTTAAAATCCATTTTATATTTATTTAGTTGTTAATTCTTCTCCTATTAATGCGAAATATAAGTTTTGTAGTTCGTGTACATATTTAACCTCTTTCATAATTCCATTCCAAATAACCCTATAATCACCACCTATTATTGCTACCTCAAAAGAATAAGGATACTCTGGTTTTAAAACTCCAAAACATTCTAGCCACTCTTCTGTTAATGGTATTGGTTCGATTTCATCGTTAAAACAAAACGTGTGTATATTTTCAATTGCATTATAAACATTTAAGTCATCATCCTTGATACTTTCTATTGTAAATTCATTTATCCAAGGAGACGGTTCTTCAATAACATCACTTTCTTTTTCTTTTGTTATCCTAACATAGTTACCAATTCTTAATTCTTTTGAATTCATCTTGTAATTGTTTTAGTTATTTACTTTTTTTAGTTGTCAATAAATTCGAATTTTCAACTAATTCATATAATTGACCTAACAAGTTAAGTTTTTCATTACTTAATCCTATATTGCATTGCTGCTCTTCTAAAAGCAATATAGATTCATTTAAAAACTCATTTAATTCTTTCATTTTATTTTATTTTTTAATAAATATCATTATACACTTCTAGCAACTCTTTCTCTGTAAACAAATTTGAGTTTTCATCTAAATACTTTGCTTCAATACTTTTTGAATTAATTATTAAAGTCTAGCCACTCTTTAAAAGTTAATGGTTCATTCATAATTTCTTCTAGTGTTTGAATTACTACATTACTGCTATTATAGCCATCATCTAATAACATTTGGTTAAGTTCTTTTAATTTAATCTGTAATTTGCTCATTTTGTAATTGTTTTAGTTATTAATTATTGTAAAAATAATACTTTTTATCGAAACCAATAGTATTTATTTGATAAAAGTTGTGAAATTAGCTTATTTAGAATGATTATTTTTAAACTTAATTGTTTGCGGTGTTGTTTAGTTTTATATATTTGTAGGGTAATAATTAATAAACTAAAAGACATGAATTACGAATCTTTTATGAATCAAAGAAATAGATTAGGAAACTTATATAATGTTGTTAGAAATTCTGACAGAAAAGAAGTGTTGAGAGGTGCAAATTACAATAGTACAATAAGCCTAATCGGTGAAGATAAGAACTTGTACGAAATATATTTTTATTAGTATGAAGTATTGGAATGAAAGAACACCTTTGCAATTTGTAGCGTCTTGCATTTGGAATACAAGCGAACATTTTAAAATATCTTTAGGCAAATATGGTTCAATTGTTTTTGGTTGGATGATAGGGTCAAAAGGGAGAAAAATGTAAGATATTATACACTAAGTTAAATATAAAACAAGGTATAGTCTACCGCCTTTATAAAGGAGACGCAAAACTAATTTTTATGAAAAAAGTACTTTTATTATCTTGTTTTTTATTGTTATCAGTATCTAGCATGGAAGCGCAAAGATCACGTCAAGTAGGAGGTGGAAACAACCAGTCAATTTGTGTTTCAGAGGGTATCGTAGGATGGAACTATATTTTTGGTGTTCCTGTTCCTGTTTGGGGTTGTACAGCGTATATGTCTGCGGATTTAGCAACAATTAACCGAGATAAAGCAACACCTAAAGAGCGCACAAAAATACTAACAGATTTAAAAACTGGTTCAGGTAGTTTAGTTGCTTAATTATATAGCGGAGTGTAAAATCTCCGCTTGTTTTTAACGAATAGGCATATGAGCTGAAATTAAAAAAGATATGACAACAAAACAATTGGAAAAAATCGGAATAATCAGAGATGGAGGAAAATTAAAGCCTTTTAACTACTGGTGCAATGTGACACAATCACATATAAAAATATACAAAACTGATACAATGGAAGATGTGGTAAAAGCCATATATGAAAAAGGTATTGAAGATGGTGTAAAAGAAGGAAAGGAACAACGAAGTAAGCAAATAAAAGGCTTGTTAAATAACGATGACCTTTTTTAATTTTTGCTTATATACTAA